TTCGGAATGGATCACGCGCCCACCGTCCGTGGTTTTTTCCGTGCCGCGCATAACCGCCCGGAAATATTCCAGCGCCTCGCCATCGGTCAAAGCGCGGGCCGCCATCGCTTTCGCCGCGCCAACAAAAGACCCGAACGATTCCGCGTTTAAACCCAACGCGGTTTCTACCGCTTCGGGGTCCAGTGCTACGCGGTGATCGTGCCGGAATATGTCGGCCTCTTTCTCACTCATTGCAAACGTAAGGGTATTATTGCAAACAACGCGAGTCTGAACGCTGGCGAAAGTGTTAGCATCGCGGCCCGTGTGCCGGACCGTAAACAAGGGGCGGCTAGTCACGGTGTCCCCGTCGCCAATATCGGCGGACAGTCCCGCCTCCAGTTGTACCCATGCCGCCGCGCCGCCGAACAACGCGCCCGCCGTGATAATGTCGTGCCCGTGCTTTGCCCGAATATCGTCGGCGACTTCGAGGATGGCGCGATTTTGCACGGGTTGCCATTGCCCGGCGATGTAAGGGCCGGTCACGTGATTATTGTCGGTGCGCTCTATGTAGAACGAATCCGGAATCGGCGTACCGTCGGTGCGGTGGTTCGGGCGGCACTCAACGTTATAATTTAAACCGGCGGCGGCGGCCCATGTATCTATAGAAGCGCCCGCCTCTACAATCTGCGGGGAGGTCTCGGCGGCGTGCCATGGGGCGGCGTCGCCCGCCCGATATGCCATTGCGATTGTGCCGTCTGCTTGTGTTGCTAATTCGTGGGACATTGGTCTAGTTCTCCATGATAAAAAAAACGGGGCGAGATTACCCCGCCCCATTTTATCGCATGTTCTCGCATGTATGTAAAGCGGTTTTATTTGATGCGCCCCATGTCGCCCGCGATATGGGCACGCAGGATAGAGCCCGGCGGTAAACTACGCGCGAATCGTTTGTGCTGTTCGGCGTCGGTCTCGGCGGGTTCGGCCCTATTGGATAAACCGCGCCAGTGTAGCGCGACGTTTCCGCCGCCCGCATAACAGCCGCCCGGGTCGCGGTTGTCGCCCGCCTTTCTTTTCGACGCGCCATGCGCGGTGAAGATCACAAAATAATCACGTTCTGCCCGGGCGCACAAAGGGCGGCCATTGCCGCAATTCGCACAACTAACGTCGCGCAATTCTGCCGGGCAACGGACGCCCCGCGTTCTGCCGTCTGTCATTACCTTATTAGACGCGCGGCGGTCCCAATAGTTCGCCGGAACAACGGCAACGGACGCGACCCCGTGGCGGGTTTGTTCTGCCGCGTCGTTTGTCGAGGTCGCGGAATAATTAAAAACAGCCTGACCGGGTGCGCCGGTATTTTGTTCAGACCATTTCGGCGGCGGAAAATGCGTGTACAAATAAGCCTGCCCCCGCTTCGGGACACCGGCCCGCAATGCGGCCTCATATTCTCTGTCTATTTCGGTCGTCGAGGTCGCCGCCGGTTTAAGCGGGCAACTATCCGGGCAAGTGCCGTACATGTCGCCGGGCGCGGCGCGGTATGTCACAGCAAGCCCTGCGGTTTTTTTAGAGCGGGAGCGTTCAACGGTGTTAAGCATCGGTCAGCACCTCCCGCACAAAAACGGTGTCCCGTTCGCCCGGGTGGTCATAACAAAGCCGCGCATATGTCAGCGCCTCGTCAAGCGTGTCGTATTGGCGGGGCATCGGCTTTCCGAGTCGGACAATTTCCCACGCGGTCGGACCGGTCGGGTTTTCTAATCGTTTGAATCGAACACTCTTATACATTTGGTTTCTCTCCATGGTATGGGTTAACTCCCATACCTTAGCGCAAGAAAAAACCCGGCGTCAATACCGGGTTTAATCTTTTTTAATAACCGCGCCGCCGCGTTCGTCGTCGCATTGCACGCGGCGGTTTGGCGTTCGCGTACTTTTTCCAATCGGGGCCGTATAACAGGCGGCCTAGAATGCTAAAGAGAAACATCACGCGGCCTCCGTCTCGGGCAAAACCTTACAGTCCCAAACATACTCGCTTTGGTTTTCCACCCCGACAAATTCCAAGTCACGATCTTGGCGCAAACCCCAAATGAAATCGGGGTCGCTTTCAGCATCCGGCACAAGGTTTCCATAAAGATCAAAGTCCGCTCCAAACCGGTCTTTATCGTGCGGGTCGGACAAGTCTATTTCAGCGACGTGCGTCTCTAAGTTAACTTGCTTGATTTCAATTCTAATCTTCATCGCTAAATTTCTCCGTGGTTTTGCGATTGATGCAGGATTGAACGAAAGCAATGCCCGCGAATATCACGAATCCTGTCCACGCGATAATAAGGTAATCAACGGCAAAGCTGGTAATGGCGTCATACTCCATGTCTTAGTTCCTCCGTAAGGTTTATAGACTCGCCGTTTATATGCGACCTTATCGGACATATCAACCCCATAATTTCGTCCCAGTCATAGGGCGCTTCGACAAACAGGTCTGGCGGGCAGTCGGTGCCTTCCATCCTAACGTCGATAGCCTTAGACGCGTGGTAGACCCGGACGGTATCGGTCTGCTTCGCTTTCGACTGGCGGACCAGTATCCACGCGCTACCGTTCTTGTGCAGGTCCAGCCACGTAACTTGATGCGGCGATAGCTCCACGGCCCTGCCACCAGTGTGCTTCAATTCGACAAAATGAAAGAGCCCTAGCTCGTCCTGAATTACAACGTCAGGAACCCCGGGCGTCGCCCACGTCTCCAGCCTCGTCATCGTCAGCTTCCGGCTGCTCTTCGATATCCCCTCCTTCATCGTCTTCCACAAGCCGCTCTCGCGCTTTGCTGCGGTTTGCGGAATTGTCCGGCTCTTCGGGAGTGATGTCGATGGTAATCGGGGCATAGCTTTGTTTTATATCCTCTAAGGCTTTCAGTACTTCGTCTTTGGACATGGAGTCTATCGACCCATGACGAATCTCGCTTTTGCTAACGTAGATGTCGCCCTGCGCTTGACCCCGCCGATACTCGGCTTGGACCGCCGCGCTGTACGCGCCATTTTGAAGTGCCATGTCTCGGATCGTTTGCAGGTCGCGCAGGTGCCGTTGATAGGTGACGCCGAACTTAACGTCTAGCTCGTCCCGGTACGCTCGGATGGCGGCTACAACGTGCGGAGAGCGGTCAGGGTTGGTAAGTTCGTACGCCCGGCTATGGGCACTGCTGGCAGGGTAGCCCGCGTTTATGGCGGCCTCCCGGAGCGTTATCTGACCATCCTTACTGACCAGTTCTTTGACAAACAGTTCCTGCTTGCGGGTCAGGGTGGTCTTGGTGCTGACCTTTTTCCGGCCCCTCGTTTCAACCCAATCCGGGTCGTCAGATTTGCGGACAGTCTTGCGCGGCATGGCGGGTATCTTTCAATAGTTAATCCGCACTAGTCTTGCCACAAAACCGCCTATATATATAGGGCCAAAATCAGATTTTTTTCGAAAACAAACTGCTCGCGCGGGTCACGTGGAATATTCCATGGAACACATGGAACAGAATCGGGTACACATGGAACAGACTTTGTTATTCAATTACAGCGGGTTACTCTTTTCTGTTCCGTTGTTCCACGTGTTCCACGCTAAAAATTTTTTTTTCAGAAAAAAATAATTTCAGCCCTATATATATAGGGAGAACTAAAACTGATCTCTGAGAAGAACCGTGGGCCGTGATTGGTGGTCTCTAGCTAGCTAGCTTCGGCATCGTTTTAACTCCAACCTGTTAAGAGGCCCGTGGGCCGTGATTAGTGGTTACTGATTAGTGGTTAAGCTGCGTTCTCGTTCTTTTCTATCCAGTACGCGACATCCTCTTCAATGTCGCTAGCTGTCTGGTCCATCCATTCTTCGTGGTCTGGATGGTCTGGACCCATGTCGCCTTTTTTCATCGGCTTGATGGTTCGGCCTTTACAGAAGAACAACCCTATCGGGGTTGGCCTCTCTTCCGGCGTGGCTTGGTAGGTGAAGCCGCCCAGCGGGCCGCAGTTTAGCGTTTCGCTCGGGCCGTACATTACCATGACGGCGACGCCGTTCTTGGTGGCTTGGCCCCCGCTGTTTGACGCCGCGTCTTTGATAGCGGTGATCGGGTCGCGGGCCTTGGCCCAGCCTCCGTAGCTCCCGCCTGTAATGGCAAAGAAGGTACGTCCGTTTTTAAGTGTGTGGTCTGTCATTGAGTTACTCCATGGTTAATGGTCCACGGGTCACTCAACAGGTTGGTTTCTTATTTACAATGAGAAAGAGCCGGGCGCTTTTGTGCCTCTTTATTATGTATTATAATAAAGCATCTTATCCCATATGTACATGCGACATAGTGTCGCACCCTAAGTCACTGATTTCATTACGTTTTACCTGATCTTAGGTGCCTAAGATAATCATACATTTTTTTCGAGAGTCCGCACTTTTCGCAAGTCGGGAATTTTTTGCCGTACCGGTCGGACACTTCTCGACCGGTGAAACCGCAGGGCGTTTTTTCTGCTTCCATAAATCTACCTTTCTTTTCGAGGGAATAATGCCTGCCACCACATGGCGGGAGGGAACATGTAAAAGACGCGCCAAATTTCGTCCCAAGTGTGGAACTGAGAACGCCGACGGCGGCTTATAAGCCCGTTACTCATTTTCCGGTTTCCATTTGTTGGGGTTGACGTTCATCGTCCAGTTGAAAGCTAGGGTCATGCGTTCGTCGGGAGCCGCGGGCACCGAATGCCGCAGCGAGGACGGTAAGGTGAGGACGTGGCCTCTGAGGTTGTTAAAAACAACGTCGCCCGCGAATATATGACTGGGGCCAAAATATATTATCGTGGCGTAATCCGTCCCTTCGGCAACGTGGGCGTGTTCGGTCACGCTTTCTCCCGGCTTTAAAAGGTTACCCCAAGCGTCAAGGATGTTAATGCCGGTAAAATTAGGCTCGTTAAATATATTCGACGACAGAAGTTGCTCCCCGAACATTCCGACATATTCGTGGAAAACCGGATCGTTGTTAAAGTGCCTGAAGTCGGTCATCTGGCCTCTTACGTTTGTGACGTAATCCATTGGTCCGACGCCCTCGCGGATAGCTCTTTCAAAATGTTGAAGATGGGGCTCTGATGGAACGTAAGCTCGAACTACCTCGGTAGGCGCGTTGATCCAGTGCTTTTCAATAACTTCCATTTTACCTCCTGTAGAGTTGAGGGGAGGGCCAGTAAGTAAACCCTCCCCCCGATAGTGCGGTTGCAGCCTTAACCTCCAAATGCGCCAACGACACGGCGGGAACCCGGGGTTTTGACGGACGTTTAATCCGCAGGACTGCTTCATCGCTTTCGCACCGCTCGGCGAAAGCTGAGTATGTGGGCTCCTCCAAATTAAAAGCGAGGGGCGGCTCGGTAATCGTCTAGCACCTCAACGTCCTGTTCCCGAAGAGCGGGCTTTTCCCTTTCGTGCCGGTGCTGCTCGTCCAGCCAAGCCGCATATTCGGCCTCTCGCCGATAAAACTTCTCTTCCTCCCACGCGCACTTCGCGCAAATGTAGAATGGAAATTCCCCGGTAATCGGATCAGGATTTTCGTACCACCGGCTCTCTGCTTTCGAGGCTGCCGCCCCGCAGTTTTCGCAGTGCGTGTCGAGTTGACCCTTACTGCTTCGCCCTTTGATAGGGGCTAAATCGTAGCCCCAGCCAATGTTTAAACGACTAGGCATGTCTTCTCCTATATAACCCATTCAACCTTTGAACATTTCTGTTCCAGTTCCGTGGCCCGTGAACGGAGGCGCTCGGCCTCTGCTTCGTCGCCACCGGTCCATTCTTCGTCTGCTGCACGTTCGCGCAGCTTACGGACTAGATACTCGTTCGTTACGAGGGCCAGCCCGAGGATGTCTGCCGCACTTCTATTCGACATATTCCACCAACCAATCGTTTTTATCGTTTGTTGCATCGCAGGCGCTGCACTGGAGCGCTGACCACGCGAAGTGATATACCTCGGTCCACGCGCCGCAGTCCGGGCAGTATATTTTTTTAGGCTTCTTACCGGCCCGGGTATAGCGGTTGACGTTCGTAAATTTCTTCGGCTCTTTTTCCAGAAACTCGGAGATCGCTTCGCCGCGCTTATCGTCGTCAAACGATAAAACGCGGTTTAGCATCTTCCGCCAAAAACGAAGCGGGTCCATCATTTGCGCCCCCGCAGCCTGTCAAGCTCATCAGAGGCCGGTGGGAGACTTTCCGCCGGTGCAATTTCGGCGACGTGGTAGAGCGTTTCCATCTTCTGGGATATGAGCGACTCAATTACCTGCCGACGGCTAAGTTTGATAATCCCGGTTTTAATCTCAAGGTTGGTGCGGATTTCGTCTAGCATTTCTACTGTCGCCTTGGGCAGAACAATCGTTGTTCCCGCATATTTCTTGTCCATAATAATCTCCGTGGTTAATTGAGGTATGGGACATTACTGGACATCCGCAACCCGGTCAACAGAAAACGACTAAAACGGAATCCAATTAAAATTTATGACTCGCCGGTACGGCACGTCGGTCGCGGTCCAAGATCCGTGGCGCACGAAGGCGGGGAAGGTAACCAGCCGATTAGCCACGGCGTCTACTTTTTTTCCGCCTTCAAACTCGGTAGGACCGTCGCACGTGTCTAGGTACAGAATACCGGTCACGCATATATCTTCCCGATGAGTGTCTGTATGAAACCCGCCGAAAAAAGAAGTTTCCCCGGAGTACGTCAACAAATTTACTTTAGCGCGAACTAAAATAAAGGGGTCAATTTCTTGTAAAACCGGCGCAATAATTTTTGCAGGCTGCGGACAGTCTTCCCGCGCCCGGTCTCCTAGCTGACCCATAACATCAAACGGTATTTCTAGCGGCTCATGTTGGTATAAAACGTGAGAAAACTGGTTGTTTCGTAAGTGAATTTCTGGACCGAGTTCCGCGACGTTTGAAAGGTGAAAACCCCACGGAAATCCACCGCCCGGATGAAGGGCGCTTTTTAAATCAAAGAAAACCTCGTCATTCAAAAAGTTTTCAAAGATTTTAATCTCCGTCATTTTTATCGACTATTTGCTCTTTCGTAAAAAGGGCGACGTTCCCTGCGATTGATCTGCGGTCCCGTTCCGGCTGCTGGTCAGAGTTGATTGTTTCCTTGTAAGGATAGACCATGTGGTTGAGCCAATGCGGGAATATAACGAACCGGCCCGGCTGCGGGTCCATGGTCATCACTTTCGAGGTTCTAAATTCAGCGTGTGAGGTTTGAAGCGTTGGACCGTTAACAAAGGTCAGGCAGCCGTCCAGTTGCCGAGAAGCGCTCTTCAGGTTAACTGCTTCCGAGTTACGCATATTTTCCGGCACTCGCGTCCAGTAAACAAAGCTTAAACCAGCAGCGGTGCGTTTGCCGTGATCGTGAATTGGGTTGTAGTCACCGGGCAGACTGTCAACCACCCAAGCTTCGTAGCAGTTCGCCGCGACGTAAGGACAGTTAGGGTCTTCTTGCGAGGCGTAGAACTGCTGAACGTACTGCATAGCCATGGACTCGGCGACCCCGTAAACACCGTGAAACGGGTCGCAGTAATCTTTGTCGAGATATATCTGCTCGCCTTCGTTGATTTGACCAACCAGTTGGTCTGAGAAATCTACCTGCTCCTTTTGAAGCTTTATCTCATCGATTTCATGGTTAACTCCTTGGTTAAACCAAAAAGGTAATGTGGTCTCCAACACAAAAAAATCGATAATCGAATGTGCTTTTAAGTCGGCAGAAAAATTACCCTTGTAGTTGCGATGCGCCTGTCCGACGTCGCGCCTAACCACCTTCCGTTCGTCAGCGGATGCTTGAGCCCTATCCATCGTTTTGTTCTCCCATGTCTTTTTCGTAGCATTCTAAAAAAAGGTTTTTAGCCGTACCAGCGCCAGCGAAAACTGTTTCAAATTCTCGGTCCAAATCTGCGGCGTAGTTCGAAGCGAGAGACAGGACTGCCTGAGTTGTCACTACCTTTGCAATCTCCTCCGCGGTGTCGGGCTCTTCCGGGAAATCAAGCGTAAGTGCTTCGATTAACCTCCTTGCCCAATAAGCCTGTACTGATTCGTGCAGGCTTAACTTCACATCGTCTATAAAGTTTTGAAAATACGGTCCAGACAGGTCCAAGGGGTCGTGCGGCTCGACCTTTACCTCGTCTCGAAAATCTCTCAAACGTATGACGTTGTCGAGAGGCACGGCATCGTTGTCTTCTTGGTTGGCAACATGAATCGCCATCAAGGCTCTTTGGAGTTTAAGGTCTGATATCTTTAAAATGTTTTCTTCACGCGGAAGCGGCATTGTCCCAAACCTAAAGGCTAGCTCTTCCGCTTTTTGCCCTATCAAATCCCGAACGCGGAAGCGGTCCTCTTCGTTTATAAGTGGAAAAGGGTAGCTCGTTGTGCCGTAAACGGCATGAAAGAGCCCGGCAAGCGCAATGTCGAAAGGTTGGTCATCCCTAAGCAGAATGTTGTACGTCCCCACAAGGTGGTCATACAGGGACTGTTCGCCGTGAGAATGTTCCTTACACCCCAACTCGTCTAAAAAACCAAACAGTTTTTTTTCTGTTTTCCCCATCACAGTCACTCCATGTCAACAGTGTCGCTGGCCCACACCGCCTCCTCTTGAATAGGCTCGTGGTCCGCGGGCCGGTCTGCGTAGATCACGGCCATTACTTTTTTAAGCTCTCCTTCTGCATCAATAATCGTTATCGGCAGCCTCGTTTTTACAGTCACTTCTTCACCTCTTTTATGTCGTCTGCGTCAGGATAATCTCGACGCACGTCTTCAATATTTTCGTACATCGATTCGTAAAGCGTCTCTTGACCCTCGCCGTAGCAACTTGGGCACAGGCTGCGTATTTCCAGCGTCTCGCTGGCTTGTCGGGCTAGCTGGCCGAAACCGTCGCACTCTCGGCAGCGAACGGTTACCTCAAACGGCGGCATTAGCCGAAAACGACGCGGAAAAAATTCTGAAGAAAAATAGTGATAAGCTGTTCCATGTCTTCCTCCTATTTAAATGCGGGCCCGGTTACCCACCCCACGAGGGAGTGTCTGGTGCCCTTAGTTACGGGGGTTACTTCATGCAGCGCATAGCTTGGAAAGAAAGTGATAGCGCCTTGGTCGCGCTCTATCCGCTTAGGGTCAGGACTATCGTGTATAAGCAAGTCGCCCCCTTCGTAGCTTTGCGGCGGGGATAATTGAACACTAAAACTTAACTTTCGATGCTCCAAAGTTTTAGGGTCAGAACTGGACCCGTCTACGTGTTTTCCGTAAAACCCGCCGTCGCCACAATAAGTGGTGAATTGAAGAGATTGAATATTACAAAGGTCGAAACAAAAAAAACTTTCGTTAGTTTCAAGGACTTCCCCGCACAACAACTCAAACAACCAATGGTTTTTTTCGTTGCTTGAATAGAGGAACTGAGTCGTTGAGGTTCGAACATTGTGGTTGACGCTTCCGTTTCCGTTTCCCACGGCGGCGTCTTGGGGCAGAGAAGCGCGGTCCTCTTGAAGACAAGAAGAGATGATTTCCTCGCATTGAGTAGCGCTTAAAACCCCTCTTTTTTGACTGATAAAAGCAGTTGAGGTAGAGGATAAAGCCCAACTAAAAGTCCTTTGTTCGGGAGGCTCTTCTTCTAAAGCCTCTTCCTCTAAAGCCTCTTCTTCTTTAAACGCAATTACGCACTCAAAATGCCAGTCTTGCGGTACAGGACTCCTTTTATACGTAAACTCGTCGTTAAAAAAAATTGCGGTGCCGGGCCGCATAAGTATTTGTCCGCCGTGTTCGGTTTCTATTATCCAGTCCGTCCAGACGCCAGAGCAGTGGCTGGCAAGACAGACTTTAAGCCAGTACAGCTTTCCCTCCTTCGAGGATCGCGGTCTCTTATCGGCGGGGTTTTCAGAACCGTACAAAAAACATTCAGTCGAAACGACCGAAAGAGCCTTCGGCTTCTCCGAAAAGAGTGTTTTTCCCAACTTTTCCGCGGCCTGCTCAGCGTACGGCAAAACTTCAGGAGCGTTCAATATTTGAGGAGATCGCATTTCCGCGTTACCACCCCCAGACACAGACAAAAGCTGGCGAACAAGGTTTCCGCGCTCATCACTTTTGATGAGTTCCTGCATTTCAATTATAATAGCCTCGGTCATTCGTCCGGCTTTCCGGGTTCGATGCTGACGTTTAGTACGGCCAGCTTTGCCGCCATTCGCCCGTGATCCAAGATCATTTTGCGGACCATCTTGCGCGGTAGACCGACGTTTTTTGAACGACCTTTTTGCGAGATAGCAGCAAGCTCGTGGTATTCGTCTTCACTTGTGTAGAGCTTCATCCTCTTTGAATCCTCTTCCAAGCAGCCCGGAGAGCCTCGGCTTTAAGAAAACTTTCAGGGTCTTTCAGCCCCCCGTGATCCTGTAGGCGCTCGGCCTCCGTGCGTACCGCCTTATCGACCCACCTCAAGGCGGTGGACCAGTCTTGGACCTCTTCCGTTGCGTTTAAGTAGTCGCTCATATCAATCTCCTTGGTTAAAGATTACCCCTTATAAACTCCCATACAAAGACCGTCAACAAAAAAAACGCCCTCGCACAGATGGGACGGTGCGAGGGCGCTTCAACCACGGAGAGACGGTCAAGAACTACACTCCTTAACCTCGATAAAGGGTATGCGAGAACCTCGCGTGAGTCAATTACTAAGTCCGCCAAAAATTTCGGAGTCTTTACACTCGGGGCAAATGAACATGCCTTTTTCAACAACCCTTATCTCTAGGCAAGTCAGGCATCTTCGACGCTCGTGTGTGCCCCTCTCTATCTGGGTATCTTTAAGTCTTTTTTGTTTTTCGGCTGAGACCATTTGTAAAACACGTGCTGGTTTATTTGAACTACGCGGGATTTTGTTGACGCCCAACTAGGTAGCACATAGTCGGCATGATAGAAAGTTGAACCCTCGGTAGGGTCCATAATCGTACGGGACAAAACCAGTTCCGCGATCCGTGTGGCGCGAAGCTTGGCCGCCCTGTCGCGCATAATGTCGCTCTTGCCGTCGCAGTAAAAGGAGAACTGGCATTTGTGGCGAACGGGCGCACCTGACCGGTAAAGCGGTCCTTGCTTAACTACGCTACAAACGTCGTTCGGGAAACGTCGGTCTTCGACACGGTTCATAATGACCGCCGCGACGGCCACTTGGCCGACGGTAGGTTCTCCCCGTGCCTCGAAATACACCGCGGTAGCAAGGCACAACAAGGCCGCGGAAAGCATTACCTGCCTTGCCCGCGATACTTTTTAAAGTTCCGCTTCTTGTGCTTGTTCTTGGGCCGTGAAAGATGGCTAGCGCCTATGGCCGTCCGTTTCTTAATCGGCTTATCGCGAAAATCTGCTACGACCTTAGCCATCCAAAATCACCCGTGAAGCTTCCATCGGGTAGCTTTTCCGAAAGGCTTCGGATTCGGCAATGTGTATCTGAAGCTGACCGCTGATACTGCGGCCCTCTTTTTGAGATCGCTGCTTTACGTCTTGGTAAGTTTGGATCGGCACAAGAATGCTTTTCCACTTAGTCGTGTCCATGTCTAAGCTCCTTTTGAACTGTACGGGAACATATAAGAGTTCCTGCGGTTATGCAACAAAAAACCCCGCCGGAGAGGTCAATAACCGGCGGGGTAAGTTTGCGGAGGTAACAAGCGGAGAAGGGATCACTCCGCTTCGCCCCAGCTAGCGCCAATCTCAATGTCGCATCGACTGGGGACGTCCAAGTCTATCGCATTTGTCATTAGGTTTGCAATAGATTGTGCCTCTTCCTTTCCTGTAACAGAAACCGCTAGCTCATCGTGAATCTGAATAAGCGGAATCTTTCCGGTCCGGTACACGTCCACCATGGCCTGCTTCGTCATGTCCGCCGCGGACGCCTGAATAAGCCGGTTGAGCGCCTTGTAGGTGTAGGCTCGCTTCAGCCGAGTGGTTTGACCGTACTGGCGCACCGCCTCGTGATACGGCAGTGCCTTGTTCATCTCAAACGAGTCGGGCTCCCACAGGTCAAAGCGACACTTACGACCCTTTAAGGAGCGGATAGCACCAAAACTCCCCTTGTCGTTAAGGCGGTCTGTCACGCCTCTCATCAGCATTTTCACAAAGGGGACGCGTTGGTGATATTGGTTTATAAGCTCCTTCGCCTCTTCTAGCGGGATGTCTAACTGGTCTGCCATCTTCTTAGCACCCATGCCGTACATCATGCCGAGGTTGATCGTTTTCGCCTGCTTACGACTGATCTGAGCCATATCGGCGACCATAGTGTGAAAGTCCATTGTCGGGTCGTTGCGATAGCCGTCCACGAACTCTTCGACGCCGCGCAGGGGAAGACTGCGGCTTTTACCAAACACTGAGGCATAGTGGACCAAGATCCGTGGTTCCTGTTGCGAGAAATCAATTGAGGCCCACTTTTCGCCCTCTTCCGGCAAAAACAGACTACGGATCATCGGCCCTAGTTCAGGGTCTCGCGCAGGGATTTGCTGAAGGTTTGGGTTATTCATCGATATGCGACCCGAGACCGTGCCTCCGTCGTCGGACCGAATCTGGTTTATGTGACCGTGGATGCGACCATCGTCTCCGACGTGCTTCATAATGCTGCTGATAAACGTACCCTGAATCTTGTTCAAGGCCCGTGCATCGACAACCATCTTAGCCAGAGGGTGTTCGTGTGCGGTTAAAAACGCTTTCGTAAAGCTGGGAGCGCCGGTCGCCGTCCTTGGATACGACACCGAAAGTTTATCAAAGGCGTCCGCCAGACTTTTGGCTGCCCAAATTTCAACGTGATTTCCAACCAGTTTTTTAATTTCCCTGACGACGTTCTTTTCCCGACGGATCAGGGCGTCTCTCGTTTTTGCCGCAGCATCCAAGTCCACCCGCACTCCTCGCGAGGTCATGTCTACTAAGCAAGGGAGAAGGGCTAGTTCCAGATCAACAATTTCTTGCAGCCCCTCCTGCCCTACCTTTACCTTGAAAAAGTTCCAGAGTTCCAAGGTCAATTCAGCGTCCGTCTGGGCATAGGGCCCGACGTGCATGGCGGGGAGCTTCCACATCTCAGCCTTCGGGTCTAGCCCAAACTCTCTCGCCGCAGCGATAAGGTCTTTCTCCGACTTAACCTTATCCAGATAGTCATAGGCGACAGAGTTAAGCGAGAACGAACGACGGTTCTCGTCAAGCAGGCTAGCGACCACCATCGTGTCGATGATGCGACCGTTGACCTCAATACCGTGCGCCCGGAGCCAGCCCACGTCGTATTGGGCGTTATGAAAAACCTTGTCTGCATTGGTGGCGCAGACTTTCTTCATCCAGTTCTCAACCAGCCGACGGTCTAGATTACCTCCTCCGGTGTGGCCTATAGGGTAGTAAGCGCACCAACCGTCTACCGCGACCGCGTATCCGACGACCTCGCCGTTGTTAACGGGCCAGCCGGGGCCGCGTTTCATAAGGTCCGGGTCACGTGTTTCAAGATCGATTGCGATTTGCTTAGCGCCCGACAAGTCCGGAAACTCCGACGGTGGAACCCACTCGCTATCCGGCGCAAACATAGCCATCTGTAAACTCATTTTTCTCTCCGGGGGCGACGCTGTACCCTTTTTCGTTGAACGCGAACTTTCGGCTTTACTGTCTCGTCTCGGGGTATTCGTCTACGCACGGCTTTCAAAAGATCTTCGGAGATAATCATTGCAGTGCTTGTTGAAATAGGCACCAAGAAATCGATGCCTTTGGTTTTATCAATTACCCGAAACTGAATGGGCTCTTCGGGACTCGTGTCGTAAGGAATTATTAACGTCAAAACGAGTAGGCCTCCTTTGATGATTCCGGCGCAACGAGAAAGAGGTTTTCCTTCGTACGGGTGACTCCAACGTAAAAAGTCCGGTGCAGGTCGTTACTGCCCGCCACGTCCCTTGCTGCCTCACGAAGAGCGGCATAGCTACAGTCCGTGTACAAGACCACGTTTCGGGCCTCTCCGCCCTTAGCTCCGTGGATTGTTGAAACGGTAATCCGAGGTTTTTGCGACAAATCTTCTCCTCGCCGCTCAGCCGCTTGAAGGTAAACAAGCTGGTTCTCTGGCGCTTTTGTCAGGACCGCGGGCCACGGTTCGTCTTTCGAAACCATAAGACCCTGTGCCTCGACCAGTTCATTATAGTCGATTTCGTCGTCGTCTTCGACATTAGGTAGTGTTTTAAAGCCCCTCCGAACCCCGTGGCCGACGTCAAGAAATGAGTACATCTTTCGCGCCTCCGAACCCGCCACCTGTTCTCCTCGCTGTAAGGCCTTCCAACAAAGAACCGCATCAATCAGCTTCTGGCTAAACCGCGTCTTGCCGTGCTTAGTGTCAAATAGGTAACCGGAAGACCGCAGCAAATTAATTGCGTTCTCCAGCATGTAATTGCACTGGCCGAGAACGAGCCAGTCACCATCGGCCATGTCATTCAGTATCGACTCGATACCGTTAATGTACTGCACGGAGCCTTCAATACCCTGCGGCTGGTATACCTTGGGGAGCCGCCCTTCTACCCGCGAAACGACATTCTCGGCAAGGGCGTGGACCTTTCGCGGAATCCGCCAGCTTGTCGCCAAAACCTCGGACGCCCCTTCAAGCCCTAAGAACTGCTCAACATCCGCCCCAGCCCATCGGAATATGGCCTGATCGTCATCCCCCGCCACAATTACGCGGTTAGCGGTTTTCTCGGCGATCTTATTGACGACGTGCCACTGAATTTTGGATAAATCCTGCGCCTCGTCAACGAAGACTGTATCAAAGGTCGGGCAGGTACTGTCTGCCAGTTCAAGAAACAGCAGGAGCATATCCGTAAAATCAAACCGGCGTTCTCCAGACTTGTAGTCCTCGTAAGCTCGGCTGAGGTAATCGACCAGCGGCCAAGGTTGGTTATTGGTAATCCCCCACTCCTCGTACGCCTGTCGCAATGGGATCTCTTTGACCTTCGCCATATTTATCAGGCCCATGACCGTTTCCTTGTTCGGCAGGGCGACCCCAAAGTTTTCGGAGTCGGGGTCGGTCGCGGTCGCTTCAAACTCAAAGCCGGTCAACGCTGAGATGTCCCGCCAGTTCTCCGTGTCCATTAGCTGGTCAAACTTTATACCGCTGTGCATAAAACAGAAACTGTGAAGCGTCCGAAAATAAGGCAGGTCGTCGGGGCCCATGTTAAGTCGTTCTAGCGCCCTGTCGCGAGCCTCGTAGGCCGCCTTCTTAGTAAACCCAAAATAGCCGATGCGTCCGGGGGCTACACCGCTATCAATAAGGTCGGCAACCATGTTTATCAAATGAGTAGTCTTGCCCGTTCCGGGGGGTCCGAACACGCGTAAAAATTTAGAAGGGGATGTCATCCATCTCTCCAGTGGCAACGGGCGATAAGACCGCGGCTGGTTGAACCGAGAACGCAGGGATTTTGTAGACGCTCACTGTTTCACTGCTTACGCGAAGTTTTGAAGCCTCTCCGCCAATTTCGCGGAGCCTTTGCGCCAACTTGTGGCGCTTATACTCAAAAAACTTATTTCGTTGCAAGAAACTTTCGAGGTCGCGAAGCCGAAGATAGGTAACCGAACTGGTTTCATCGGTCCACGGCTTGCCGAGATGTATCTCGTCCCGAGACTGTGCCGTCTGATGGTTGATGCAGAAATCGCGAAGATATTCGTAAAAGATACCTCTGGTCGATTCTTCCTCCGCTACCGGAATAACTGCGGCGCTGTTGTCGCGAAGCTCTCCCAGCAGGGCCGCGATCCGTGATTCCCACGTGTTCTTCGTGGACGACGGCGGCAGGAAGTTTATCTGCTCCATACACGCTTTCTGAAAGGCGGGCTGCGATAAGAGGCCATCACTATCCAGTTCGATTGGCACCCCGTTCACGTCTAGAAACCAGACCGGGGGCTGGCTATCGTACTTACGCAAGTTTGCCATCGCTGCCGACGCCGCGCCGCCGACGCCGAACTTCCGGGTCAGGCACGTGGGCCGGTCGCAGTACGAGTTTATCGGCGCGTCATTGCACTTGTAGGCGTAGTCTTTCTTTTTCAACTGATTGACGACTATACCGATTTCCGTCAACCCAAGCGGCGGGTTCAGATAAGACATGTTCCACTGCATCAACTCCGTTTCCCAGCTATCCGGGTACGCCTTCTGCAAGTAGACCCCGATGTTAAACAAGCCGTTGTTTCGGCCACCCTCCGAGATTTTTTGGGGTAGCAGGGTTTGTAGGCACGGCGGGCCGTCCACCAAAAAGTCTTTCTTCTCGGTCACCGAAAGCGCGGTAACCTGCTCCGGGGTCTGGCCGCGCTCTTCGCAAAGAGCAAGAAACTCCTCCAAAGTCGCGGCGCTTCCATCAACATTAAAAGCGTGGCGTAGGCTATCTTCGTGCCCGAAATACGGCAGATTAATTGCCGAACCTACGTCGCCGCGCTCTACGTTGATAACCTCCTGCTTTGGGAATATCTCCGCATCGCCCCACCCCATCGCCGCTGCAATTTTTCGCAACGCTTCTCGCATCTTGGATGCGGGCATCCACTCTTTACAAAAAAGATAGCAGTGCGCTCCGCCGCTTTTTGAGCGGTCCACGATTAGCGGCAGCTTCTTCTCTTCGAAAAAATCAATCAGCTTTTTGTGGTCGAGGGGGTACTTGTCGATGTCAATGCACCCAAACCGCACGTTCGATTCCGCGTTCAGCAGAAAGACCCCGATACTTGTTTCCCCATCCAGATGACCGCGGTATTGCTCCTCGGTCAGCGGCTCTCTTTTCGTTTGATATGACGCTTCGTTCTTTCCCGAACCATTGACGGCTTTGGGCACCATTTCCAAATATACGGAATCGAGGCCTGAAAAGAACGACGCAAATTTCTTTACGTGTTCCATGGCTGTCCTAAAAGGGGCGACCCGAAGGCCGCCCCGTATTTTTAAAAGGGAATGTCGCTAGAAGCGGAAGGCGTATCGCCCTCGTGCTTGACGACCACGTCACCGCTCATCACGGTATCGTGAAAATCCTTTGCGCGAGCAAAGAGACCCTGCGAGTCGATCAAGCCTTCCCGGCTAATTTCCCAGCCATGCCACGAGCCTTTACTATTCTCTTCCGAGATAGTCTTCAGTTCGTACACGTAGGCGTAGCGTGGTGGAGAAAAGACGTTACCGTTCGCCCCCTTCTCCTGCGCCGCGGCAGCCATAGAGTTCCACTTACGCGACTTCTTCAACTGAGTTGATTTCATCGCAATAAGCGCGGTCTCCGCGGTCCCGTCTTCACCAATTACCAGAACAAAATGCTGGTGAGTTTCTTCGATATAGTCACCGTCACCGCCGACAACGTACTCCTTGTTGTCCTCGGATGACCGCTCCGTCTTCGGTAACGCGTCGTTGGGCGTATAGATATTCAGCGGAGCGCCGGAGCCTTGGCCGCGAGGAGCCCACTGAATAAAACGCTTCTGGTAGGCGCACGGGACAACCCGGATGCCTTCTTTGCCCTTGTACACTTGTCCGGAAACGGTGTTGTACAAGTCGCCCTTTCGAGCGTCTTCACGCTCGTCCAAGATCGGATCAAGCCCGCTCAATATCTTAATGAACGGTAGCGCAAGATCGTCCTGCGTCAGGTTTTCAAGACCCGAACCAGACTCGGCCTCAAACATGGACAAGAGATCGTTTGTTGCGACCTCCTGCTTCTTCTTCGTAGCAACCGTATTCGCCATAGTTATTTACCTCCTTTTATGACTGCGCGTTGACCTACCCAAGCTCCGAAAAGATCGGTAGGAAATTCGTCCCCATTCTCGACACGCTCTTTTACAAACGCTCGTAGCGTCGAGGGGTGAACTTCAGTTTTGGCTTCGGCGACGTAACCTTTTTGTTCGGCCATGTCAAAAAACGCCTGCGCCTTGTTGTCTTCGTTTTGACCGAAGCTGCATGAGACAGTGTTCTTGATGATGTCACCGTAGCCGTTTTGCCTCAACCACTCATAGACTTGCGGGCGGTCGTCCCTTCGGGGTTGAGCAGAGTAAGTCTGCTTCACCGAAAGTTCGGAGCCGTCGTCAAGCTTGAACGACTGAAGACCGAGTTCTGAAAACAAAGACGGCATTGCTTCGTCAGTAAGCCTGCGAAGTTCTGCTTTTTGATTTTTCAGATTTTGCTCGGTGGCTTCAATTTCTTGTTCTTGAAGCCTGATTTGACGAGCGCATTCTGATACGCTAGCCAAAGCATTTTGACCTATCCGTTCAACAGAAGAGGACTTCTCTTCTTCGTGCTGTTCTTCAAGGGCGTTGAGGATGTCAAACTTTTCGTTCACAGTTTTCTCCTTTCGTGTTTCGTGATACGACCCCGTTTCCGGGGTTGACTGGTCCTATGTACTCGCTTAATTTCCCATAGTCAACAGGAAAAAACATGACCTACTCTTTTCAGACAGAACCCTTTGCTCACCAGCTTACCGCCCTGCAAGATTCGTGGTCCGCGGACTATCACGCGCTCTTCATGGAGATGGGCACGGGCAAGTCAAAGGTGATTGTCGATACCATGGGCAAGCTTTTCGAGTCCGGCAAAATAAATGCGGCGCTGGTCGTAGCACCAAAGGGTGTCTATGACAACTGGGTTCAGAAAGAGATACCGGCGCACCTGCCAGAGCGCATCGCTCGAAAGGTTGTCCGCTGGCGGCCCGCCAAGACAAAGTCTTTTGAAGAAGAGCTTTATGATCTGGTGGTTAACCCGTTCGACGGTCTGAAGGTATTTGTCGTTAACGTCGAAGCGTTTAGCAGTGGCCGAGGTGCCGAGGCGGCGTACGTGTTTTTAGAACAGAACCCGGACAACCTGATGGTTGTAGACGAATCGACTACGATCAAGAACCGCAAGGCGATGCGGACAAAGAACGTGGTCAAGGCTCGACAGATATCCAAATATCGCCGCATCCTTACCGGTTCGCCTATCACAAAGAGCCCGATGGATTTGTTCGCGCAGTGTGAGTTTCTGGACCCGTCGGCTTTAGGTATTCGGTCGTACTACGCTTTTCAGAACCGCTACGCCATTATCCAGCGACGGCAAATGGGCCACAAGTCTTTTCAGGAGATAGTGGGATACCGGCGCTTGAACGAATTGTCGGAAAAGCTGGACGACTTTGCTACGCGAACCTTGAAGAAAGACTGCCTTGATTTGCCGGATAAGCTGTACATCCGTCGCCAGATTCCGCTGAGCGCTGAGCAGAAAAAAGTTTACGACCAGATGAAAAAGCTGGCGCTCGCCGCCTTGAACGACAAGTCTGTAGCTACTACGCAAAGCGTCCTGACACAGATCATGCGTCTTCAGCAGATTTGCTGCGGGTTTTTTCAGCCGGACGACAAGCCCGTTGAAGACATCGACAACGGCAGGTTTCAAGAACTGCTCGACGTTCTGGAAGACGCGCAAGGCAAAGTCATAATTTGGGCGACGTTTACGCATAGCCTCCGCAAGATCCGTGATGCGATATCCGAGGGCCACGGTCCGCGTTCCGTGGCTACTTATTACGGAGAGACGCCGCAGGATGAACGGCAGGAAATTGTAAACCGGTTCCAAGACCCGGACGACGAGCTACGTTTCTTTGTCGGTCAGCCGCGGACCGGGGGATACGGCATCACGCTAACGGAGGCGACCACCGTAGTTTATTTCTCCAACAGCTACGATCTTGAGATACGACTACAGTCCGAAGACCGCGCCCATCGAATCGGTCAGAACAAGCCTGTGACGTATATTGACCTCGTGTGCCCCGACACGGTAGACGAAAAGATCCTACAGGCCCTAGAAGACAAAAACATACTGGCTGGTAAGGTTCTTGGGGAAGAGGTTAAAGGCTGGTTAAAATGATATACAGTACGATATATCCAAGTTTACTCTCTAAGCGCTTAGGCCTTTGCTGTAGCCGACGCCTTTGACGTAGGTCAAAACCTCGCCCCGCGGCTTGTCCGCTATGCTGCAATGCACCCAACCGGAGTTCGGGTTTCCGGGCATGTAGCATTCCAAGATAAGCTGGTCAAAATCAAGGTTGTCTTGAATCCACTCAGCTAGCGCCAAGTTGTCAACGCTTGGTACTTCAAAGTCCGCCGCCTGCCCTTTTGCATGTTGGGACTTTCGACTGCTCCCGATTGCTTCACAAAGCTCCGGTGACCGGTATCCGGACGACGGCGAGAACGCGACCCCGTAATGCTCGCGAACAGGTTCCAATATATCTCTGCACACTTTTTCTAAATAAGCCATTTGAAAAGCGTCAGGAGTGTTTTCAATTCCTAGACGGGCGGCGGTCTGGCTCTTAACAAGTTCGCGCAGTGTAAAGTGTTCGGACAGATTCATTATTTTCTTCCGTAAAGAGACCCGATTCCATTTTGCAGAGGGACCGCACCTCCGCGAGCGTAAAGACCCGCTTGACCGGCAATTCCACCAGTAACATCAACCCCGGTTTCTTCTTCAACGGCACCCGTAAGCCCTGTTACGTCCGATAAAGCGGAAAGTCCCTGAGACGCAATTACGCCACCCAACGGGCCCAAGCCTAATACGCTCGTTGCGAGACCAATCGGAGAAGGGTCAATTAAACCGGCAAACGCCTGACCGGGAGTGACCCCGAAAGTTTCAGAAAAACTGGCGTTGCTCTCCACAGGGCTGGCGGGATCGACAAAACCGGGGTTTTCTACGTCTTCTAAGCCGATAAAACCGGTCGAAAAATCCGTTGTCTCACCCGGCCCTTCCTTGCCGGGGCTTCCCCACCCTTCAAAACCGGCTCGGCCCGCCGCCGACTGAGCCTCCGCCGCTTCTGCCGCTTCTGCGGCGTTAGCGTCGGCTTCGTCTTGAGCCTCTTGGCTAGTCGCTTCGCCCTCGTCAACGCCTTCGCCTCCGCCGCCTCCGCCGCCTCCGCCGTCGCCGCCAAAGCACCACCGGAATTGATCCTGCCACTCGCCACTTACGTGGTGACGGCTTTTCTTATATGCTTTTTCAAGTAGCCAGAGCGCGTCCATTTTCTTTTCTCTTCTGTATGAGTTTGAATACACCCGGCGTCCAACGCGCATGACCGCCTTTAGCAGGCCGCCGCCAAAGAGCGCCGTCTTTAGGGTAAAGATGAAGATACCTGTCTGTCAAATCGTCTTGAACTTTACGAGCTATTTTTGCGGCGTTACTGAACGGAGCAACAAAATCGATGACCCACAAAGTGCCTTCCCCGCAATCCGTGGCCCAGTCGCTAGGCTGGAGCTTTCTCGTGCCGTCAAGATAACCCTGCTGCGCGACGTCGGTCAGAAACGTGTGCGAGTACAGGCCTTCTATTGCCCCAACGTCGTTGTAAAACAGTACCATACGTTTGTTTCTCAGAGCAGGAAAGACAAGCCGCTCAAGATCCTTCAGGTAAAAGTTTCGATGAAGCTCGGACTCCAGAAGCAAGTCTATGGCGTCACAGAAAGACTTCCTGTCTTGGAACATTAGCCCACGTTCCTACCTGCGCCCAGTATTGGGTCATTCGGGAACAACGTCGCCAAGCCTTGCCGCTGTTTTGGATTAGCTTGGCCCGTGGGCCGCGGAGCGGGGGCCGGGGCTGCCTCGGTAAGGCGCTGAGCCAAGGGCTTGAACTGCGGAACTTGGACCGAAGATTGAGGTCCGGGTACGGGCTGCGTGTTTGATCGTCCCGAAAATCCGGGCCTGCGAAGGGCACCACTTCGGGGAGACTCGGGAAGAGGAGAACCTCTTTCCTCGGATTCGTTAGCTTCTCTGAGAACCGCTTCCGTTCCGTAAACGAGCCCCCGCTTAGTCGGCCCAATGATACCAGCCCGCTTCATCTGGTCTGCAAAAACCCGTAAGAACCCGCTAGGGGTCTTTTTGTCTTGTGCGGAGTCCCGCATCACTTTTGTAAAAACCGCAAGCTCTTTAGGGTCTTGAAAGAGCATTACAAGTCCGTCAAAAGCCCTAGCTGCTTTCGCATCAATAAGAACTTGTTGAGCCAAGTCTGCACCGTAACCGGGGATTTGTATGGACCCGCCGCCGCCAAGAAAAGGCGCTATTTTTGAAATAGCTTTTTGAAACGCACCCCCCATGAGAACACCAAAGGTTCGAGCGCCCTTTCTTGCTAGGACACTGTCTCCGCCTATGTCGGCCAAACCTTCTTTAGATAAGTCGCGCTGTAGCTTCATCAAGCCGTCAAAGGATCGCCCAACGCCTTCAAACTCTTGGGAACTGATAACGCCGCTATCCTTCATCCACTCCATAAGGGAGGGCATTCTTACCTCGGCTCCCGGCGTTTGAGGGGGCTCAAAAAGAGTTGCGTACAACGCCTGATAGTCTCCCCCGGCATCACTTGAAAACTTAGCCTTGTCTTTAGCGTAGTCGAAAACAAGGCTTTTAAGTCCTTTTCGAGCATCCCCTACTAAGGCCTCGGCAAGCCGTCGAGCGTCGGACTCGCCATAACTCTCAAGGTTTATTCCAAGCTCTTTAGATAATCGGTCTACACCTATACCTGTTTTTTTTGCTTCTTCAATCAAGGCCCGTGGGTCTTGCTCGGCCCTTTTTTGCATGTCCGTAATGGGGTCGAGCATTTCGTCCCAAGCAAGCCTTCTGTCTTTAGTTTTTTGACCATCAATACCTTTAATTAAAACCTGCAAAAAGTTTACGTCGTTACCGCCTCTGGCAAACTGTGACCAGACCTTTTGCTGGTCGGTTATAATGTCGTCCAGTTGGTGAGACACAGTATTTCGATCAATGTCTACGTTAAGGGCGGCCAAATCCTCTAACTGTTTTTTCAGACCCGGGGCAAGATTTAAAACGTCTTTTCGTTTGTTCAGTATTTCTTCAATCACCTTGCTTGGAATAATTCTTAGGTTTTCGCCTTCTTCTATTCGGCCCTCGTCTATCAACATTTTACGAAGTGTCGGGTTCAGCGCCGCACTAGCCGCTTTTGTTTTTACAATGGCCCCAAAAACTAAGTTGTCCACGAGAGCGTCTATGCTGGGAGGAACCTCGACGCCTTCTGGAGCGCCTGCCGCAATCTCGCTTGCTTCGTCAGCGGTCACGCCCGCAGGAACATTACTTCCTCCGGGAAGAAACTCTGTGTCCGGCAAAGAGGGGTTTTCTTCAAACTTTCCCGCCAGCCGAAGTTCTTCCATTCGTAGCGCGGTTTCGTCGCCAAGAGTTCTAAACTTCCGCATCAAAACATCTACGGGGGCCTTAACGCCTTGGCTATCCGTCGCCGCAATGTCTTTGAGGACGCCGCGTTGAAACACGTTCTTTCGCGCCTTGTAGTAAGACCGGGCAAGGCTAAAGGCGCTGGCAAGCTGCTCAGAAGTCATGTCGATGCCTTCGCGCTCTAGTCCTTCAACCATCATGCCTTCCTCTAGCTCAGAAGCCAGCCTACTGTCAAACAAAGCTGTTTGGTCGTCGTTTTTGCGGGAGTTAGCTAAAAGTTGGCTTCGAAGATTTTTAAGCGTTTGATAGTCGTAACCGTCGGGTATGTCATCGGGCGACGCCCCGTTTTTAATTTGGTCTTCTAGTTTTAAAAGCGAGCGCTTAGTCTCAAGAGCATCGGTCACGTTTGAATATGCGGGCGTGACTCCATCCGCCTCGGACAAACGCATTGCGTCGGCTCGAACTCCTTTAGCGATAGCCTCGTCCAAGATTGCAATTTTTTGTTCCAGTGAACCTGCGTCGTCAACTCTTTGGTTGTACGCGTCAAAAATAACACCGTTGGGACCGGCAAGCCTTGACGACTGGTCAGAAAGATTGTCTTGAGCTTTTACCAGCAACTCTTGTTGCGTAACCTGACCAAGTTGAACCTGCTTCCAGTCGTCATATTCTTTTCCAACCCGCTTTATCAGCGATACTGCGGCATTAGCTTCGGGAGAAAGAATAATTTGAGCTTCGTCTTTTGGAAGCCCTAAACCGTCAAGGTCAAAAACCGGGCCCTCTTCAAGGTCAAATTTTATTTTGTGGTCTTTTATGCCGTCGTACAGTCGATCTGCCGTCGCTTTTGTATTGTTATAGATTTGATCGTAGGCCTGAGAAACTCTTTCGGCCAACTGCTTAAAATCAAGATCGTCGCCTTGAACCTGTTTAAAGGCTTCTTGTATCTTCCCAACGCGGTCAAACACGGTGTTAACAAGGTTTTGAGTTTGCGCGGCGGCCAAAACCTCCGAGGCAAGACGATACCCTTCGCTAGTTCCGGTGTCGAAACCACTAAGCATATTCAAGAGTCCACGCGCCTGAATGTTAACGGCACCTTGAGTCTGCGCGTCAAAGTCCACGCCAGCCTTTTCTAGCTGCTGTACTATTGAGTTTAAAACAGGGTTCTTGCGTATTTCTCGAAAAGCCCTCGCAGAAGCCTCCGGATCTGTCTCGTCCGATGCAATCTTTAAAAGGTTTTCTAAAAACGCGTCAACCTCTTCGGGGCTTTCCATTCCCGCCTCTAGCTGATCCGCAGTAATGCGGGCACCCGCCAACTTCCGCTTGCTTTGATAAAAGGTAGAGAAAGCTTTCATTCTATCTCGTAAGTTTGGCTTGTCTCTTCCCGCTTCTTTCGCAGCCTGTTCAGCAAGAGGCGCAAGCTCGTTCTTAGTTTTGCCCGCAAAAGAACTTATGGCGGTAAGAAGAAGCTTAGACGGCACGAGATTAGCGCCAACCGCCAAGGCTGTCGGGGCTGCTACTTCGCCCGCTAGCTGCGCGGCGGTGGAGCCCGGAGCTTGCTTTGCTGCAATTGCACTTCCTGCAACGCTCAGACCCCCAACAGTCAGTTCTCCTGCGCCAGCAGCAATAGGGGTTTTCCGGTATGATTTGCCTACGCCGCCAACTAAATTTTCAAACCCCCGAAGAAACCGCTCAGATCGACCTAGCGTCAAATTAGCGCCCGCCGCCGCCGGAAGCTCGGAGAGAGCTTTCTGATGCAGCGCAAACCCAAGGTCTATTCCTTTCTTGCCGATGGCATAAGGAAGAATCGCGCCCTCTACAACTCCAGCGGTAGTTTGAGCCGCACGGACCTTTGCAAAGTCATAGGGGTTGTAAGGCTCTCTTTCGCCAAAAAGGGCCTTTCTGAACTGCTCACCCGCAAAGCCGCTAACTATTCCGCCACCTATCGTTGTGGCAACCGGCACCGCCACTCTGGCAAGGGCGCTAAAAGGCGATGTTCCCGGTATCATTCGTGCGCCTTTAGCCCCGGCCCGCGCCCCGGCGTACATACCGGAAGCGGCCATAAACGATTTGGGAGCCTCAATAGCTAGCTGTTCAAAAAAACCACGGTCTTGCACGTTAGAAAAGAGCTTAATAATTTCGCGGTCGCCCAGCTTGCGTTCTTCGGGAGGCAATCCCTTATACCCCGGTATTCTTTCGAAGATAGGAGCCGTGCCGTCTTGCAAAGAGCTATAAGTAAACAAACCTTGAAAAGGCTCCTTACCTTCGGCCTCAAGCGCCACTTGTTGCGCTAAAACACCGGGCGCGGCTGTGCCATATTCTGAAAAGGCGCTATCAATGTCGCCAATTTTGAATTGATAGGCGCTTTGTCTAAAGACATCCGGGGTAATGTCCGGTCCGCCAAAAGCAAGTTCCGTAGCATCTAGACCCGAAAACCCGGGATCAATGTATTCATAAGGCTCCGCTTGGTTCGTGGACGGCGGGCGAATAGTCACCATTAAGCGTCCCTGATCGTCAAACTGATCTGCGGGAGCCTGCTGCGCCGGAGCCTCAATAACGGGATCATCCGGGAACAGGGGCTCTGAAATTACCTCTACCACAACAACCTCCTGTTTCTAATTGGCTTGTTTCAGATCGATATAATCCGAAATGTAGGTGTAGTCGTTAATCAGTGCCGTAGCTAACCGAAGTCCCTTGGTCATCTCCGCAATGTCCGCGGGCTTACTTATCTTACCGCTGGTTATCTGATCTACCGCAGCATCTCGGCTAGTCCGCAATCCCGCAACCAACGCATTGATTCGATCTTTATACATCGTGGCGTTCGTAAACGGATTTTTAACCCCCGGTATAAGTTTGGCAAACCGCTCTTGAATCTGCACGTTGTCTCTGCCCGGAGTCATGTCCAAGAAAGCTCTGAGGGCGGAATTAGAAAGCGCTTGAGCAATAGCGCCGCCAGAAGCCACCTCTTTAGAGAAAGTATACCCGGCGGTGGGAGCGGAAATATAGTTCGCTGCCTGACCCAAAAACCCTTCGGTTCCTATCGCAGAATAAATAGCGTCTCCGATTTTGGCCTTTTCTTGAGGAGATTGATTTTCCCCCGCCTTGTACCTTTCAAGAACGCTAAGGCTGGTTCTGTCGGCCAAAGCTCTTTCGAGCCTTTTTCGTTTGTCATCTGGGCTTGCGGTTTTATAGAAGTCCGCTTCTCTTCGCGCGTTAATAGTTGCGACAACGTAATTGTCTATGTCACCGCGGGCGCGCTCCCGCTCAAGGATCGCATCTTCAATTTCAGGCGATAAATACCCCGTCTGTTGAATAACGGTATCCCCCGTAGACGGGTTGTATACGCTTTTGCCCCGGTAAACTTCCGCCAGCATCGACTTGACGCGATTATCTTGCAGTTCGTCCAGCTTACCTTTGCCGAAGGCCTGTATTTTGGTCATGTTTTGACCTTGAACCTGAACTTTTTGGTTAAGAAGCGCAGGTAACGCGGCGTCTGGGTTTTTATACAAAGCTACTTCTTTGCTCAAAGCGTCGAGCTTTGCCGCCTGCCCTTTAATTAAAGCAAGGTCTTCATTTACCTTGGTTGCGCGTTCCTGCAAGGCTATCTTTTCGTCAGTTTGAGCGTTTACGATTTTGTTCTGAAGCGCTTGAGCCTCTAGGCGTTTTTCTTGAAGAAGCGTCTGAGTTTTCGCCTTGGCTGCTTGAAGTTTATCCTGTTGAGCAAAGGCGGACTTCTGCGTCTTTTCGTCAAACTTCTGAGTTTCCCGCATCTTTTTAAGGTCTTCAACGGTCTGCGCCTGCATTCCAAAAACGTTGTACGTGTGTTTGAGACCCATTTCGTCCAAGCGGTTTGCTTTTTCGTCTTCCCGGTTAGCGTCGTTAATCGTGTCCTGATACACCGCAAAATCTTTAGCAATTTTATTGTCTAGGTTTTTTTTCTCCACGTCCGTCAAGAACTGTCGGCTAGCCTCTTGCGCTGCGTTAAAGTTGTCAAAACGGGCCTTTATCTGCGCTAAGCGTGCGTCTCTATCTGCTTTAGTTTCGGTAATCTTCATCTGGTTTTTAAACTTTTGCGAGATATCTCTAAAGCTCTGTGCCGCTTCGCTAGCGGCGGTTTGAGCCGAAAGCTTACTCTTGAAGACAAACTCTTTTTCTGCGGTCAAAGCCTTTTCTGCCGCCGATAAGGCCGCAAGGTTTCTGGCCTGCTTGCCGGAAGCTTCCTGTGCGCTAATTTTTGCTTGGTTGCCAAGGATATCTGCCCCGGTCAAAGACTCTGAAAGCTGCGACAGTGCGGACTGACCGGGCTTGGGGGCTTGAGCAAAAGCCGAACCTGCTTTCGCAAGATCACTGTAGAACTGTAACATGCGGCTGTCCTGTACCGCTTCTTCGTCCCGTCCAAGTAACTCATTGTATATGTCCTGACGTGCTTTAAGCTCCCCGGCAAGGGTAGTGTTTAAAGCAGCCGCTTTGCCACCGGTAAGCGACGGCATCTGACTTGGCACTGTACTGGAGCTTGACGCGGTCAAAGACGCCGAAGGTTTACCCCCAAACGTAGGAACCGTAGGAACCTTGGGCATATTGAAAGGAACCGCTCCGGCGTTTTTAAAGCGGAGGACTTCTCCGCCTTGGCTAAAATTTACGGGGGGCACTCCCCCTTCCGGAGGTGGGGGTGCTGCCATCTGCATTATGCCACCGGCCATGTCGCCCGAGACCGGTACGTTCATAGTGTCCTGCGCCATCGGGCCAATACCACCAGTATCGACCTCGGTTTCCACGGCACCTTGAGCGCCCATCAGGAGCATGAGCGGCTGCACCATCGCCAGAACGGAATCCGGTGTCGCTGCGGCATCTTCCGGGCCTACAACCCCTGCCAGTTCTTCGCGGCGCTCCTCTTCCGTGGCCCGTGTTCCGCGGACCGCGTCCATCATACCTTCAAGCGACTCCGCCTGTTCCGGGTCGCCAAAGTTGTTGGCTGCACCCTGCATAATGGCTACCACTTCCGGGTCCATTTGCGAGGCGATACCGGCAGTGTCCATAGATCCGAGGTCCGCGGGCGACGGAGCGCCCATCGCGGCCATCGGTTCGGCAGGCATGGCACCCTGTTCCATGGCCGCGGCCATCGGCTCACCACCCATTTGCAACCGCGTAAACGGCGGGGCTTCGGGCATTTCTTCCATAACGCCGGGCGGGGGCCGAGGTATCAGCATCTGGTCGCCCGCCTCGTTCTCCCGATAGCTATCATAATCTTCCTTAAACCTTCCCATGTCCCTCTCGGTGAAACCCTCCGGCTGCATCGGAGGAAGGCTTTCCGGGCTCTCGCCGTATCCCGGCGGGAAGTATTCCTGCATCGGGACTTCCGACGTAACCTTAAAGCCTTCGTTAATCATCGCGGCCATGTTCGGGTACATCTTCGCAATGTCGGAAAGATCTTGGGTGTTTCCCCGAACGTAAGCGGCAACGTCTTCCTTGGAGCCGCGCATCGACTCAACAAGACCTTGGAAAATGGCCCGTACGTCACCCGGCACCTCGCCCCCCTCGGCCATCGGCACAACGCCTCGGCCCATCAGGATATCTTTCTGAGTGACCTTGCCATCTCCGCTAAGATCAGGGAACGCTGCTCCGCCTTTAGCAAACATCTGACGGCCCATTACACTTCTGTTCATCATCCGAATAATCCTGCTTTGTTAGCTCCGGCAACCGTACTACCGACGGCAGTGAGTCCGCCGACAAGTTGCTGGAAGGGCGAAGCCTGTGGCACGGAGGCTCCCGTCAAAGACTGCTGCGTTGTCGGTGCGCCTTTGTAAATATCGCTCAAGAAACCAATACGCTGGAAGGGCTCGTAAGCCTCTTCTATCGCACTTTTACGGCTAGCGTCTAGTGTCTGCTGGTCAAGCTGACGTTGTCTCTCACCAAGATCAAACCCGAAGCCGGTTTCTTTCTGACCAAGGTTCTGGAACACTTCGCCCACGCCCGCTTCGCGCAAGCCGAGATTACTAAACGCTTCGCCCTGACCCAGAGCCGTTCGAGCCAAGGTTTCCCCCGCCCCAATGTTCAGGGCTCCAATTCCTTGCCCCGCGCTTAGCTCACGAGCCCGCTGAGCAGAAAGCTGCTGCTGGGCGTTTAGGAAGTTCTGCGCCTGCGCTTGTGCAAGGGCACTTGCCCGGTTCCTGTCGATTTCTCTTTCGGCAATCTCAGCGCGGCTACCACCAAACGCGCCTGCGCCCGTAGCCTGTCCCCGCACTTGGTTCTGCTGAATATCAAAGCTGCGGTTGATCTCGTCGGCAACGGCCTGCTGGAACGGGTTCATATACTGAGCAATACCCTCGCCCGTGGCGGCACCCGCGCCGCTCTGCATAAGCGCTGTTCCTGCCTGCACTCCGCCCGATATCAAAGGCTCTGCCAAACCAAACGACGCGGCAGCCGGGGCTCTCGCCTCGCCAAGAAGTCCGGCGGCGCGGTCTAGATAAGCCTCGTAACCACCTATCCCCGTTATGGCACGGTCTTGCGCCACCCTTTGAAGGTCTGAGAAGTCGGCTACTTGATAGTCGGGGAGGTCAACCGGAGTCCCGGAAAGCTCTTGGGCGTCTTTGAGAAGGGCCAGCTTAATGGCCTCAATTTCCGGAGCTTCCCGGACTATTTGCTCTGTAACAGTAGTAGCCATTACGCCATCCTCGCGCCGCGGGCTTCAAGATTCCGCATTACACCGTACATGTTGTTTATACCTTGCTGCAAATCTCCGTTTCCGGCACCCTTTACAGCGTTCGTCGTAAAGATGAACTCCCCGGGCATGACCAAAGCTTTTACGCTGTCTTTGCCGGGAATACCTTCGTTGGGCATTATGCCGCCTGTCCGCCTCGGGAACACTTCACCGCCGTCCGCCGCCGCAAGTTGGGCACCGAATAGCTCAGGGAAGCGGTTGCGAAGACTCTGATTAAATCCTTGAGAGCCGAGAGCCACAGGTACGCGGGTTTGCCTTGGAGACGTCACTCTAGGAGTAAGGGCCCCCGGAGGTAACCGGTTAGCCGCGACCAACGCCTCACGCTCCTCGGGGCTAATCCTTGGGATCAGATTCGGCTCTTCCATTTCAGGGACTTCCATTAAAGAGGGAAGTGCCGCTGCTCCGGCTATGCCGCCAGCGAGCAGGAGACCTCGGTTCTTACCAAAGAAACCGGGCTGCGCGTCTGCAACCTGTTTTGTAGCGGCAGCAATGGCCCGATTTTGAACTTCAGCCAAGGGCAATGTCGGATTTGCGGCTTTAATTCTTGGGGCTAGTTTGCTAGCGATTTCGTTAGCTGCAACCGCCTGTTGGGCGGAGGTTTGGGTTTCTGCTCCAGAAAGGAAGCCTACCGGGTCGTCAAAAGCCTCAGTTACCGACTTAGTCGTCTCAGGGAAGTTCCGTCCAAAGAAGCCGGTGGTTTCAGGAGTGGTGTCAGACCCCAGCGCACTGGGTGCGGCGTCTGAGAAAGATCCCGCTCTAAACACACCCGTTGAGTCGTCATAGTAATCGGGCGCGGGCGCGGGAGGTGCGCCTGTAGCGCTCGTCCTTACCAAGAGGTCTGGCGCTTCCGTTGGAGCGGCGGTAGGCGTCACAGGGGAACCGGAAAGAGGCTTCGTTGCAAAATCGGTTCCAAAGGTTGTGTCAAACGCTTCTGCGCTTGGTTGTAGCGCAGCGCCTAAGCCGTCTGAACTGGCGGTCGTAAAGAAGTCAGAAGTTTTATCGAAATCAGCCGTAAGGTCTTGTAGTCCGCTGGTAGGGGACGTCGAGCCGCCGAGTAACCGATTGACGGAGGGGCCTGCTACCTTACCAAGGGCCGCGCCGCCCGCGCCCATCGCGCCGCCAAGCAGGATGTCTTCCATGTCACCGCCACCTACCGCGCTGCGCGCCATGCCGCCAAGTGCGCCTGACGCTACGCTGCCAATAGAGGGCGCAATCCCCGCGGTAGCCCCGCCAATAGCTGCGCTAAACAAGGCGTCTTTTACACTTCCGCCGCCAACCAAAGTACCAATACCGCTGGAGATAGCGCCCGCTGCAATGGCGCTTAGGCCTAGACCAGCAGGCCCAAGAAGCGCGGCCCCCGCGATGGTAATAATTGTCGGAGCGGCTTTTTTAAGAAACTTGCCGACGCTCTTGACGGCTTTCTTTATGCCTCGGAAAATGCTTTTGAAGAAAAACTCCAAAGCCCCGGTTTCGGGGTTGATGGCGTTAGAGCCGTCACCGACAATATAGCGCTCCGGATCTTCAACGCCCATGTCTCGTAGATGACCAAGAATGGACTCTTTGAGTTCCGGCATCTTGTCCAGAAGAGGCTTTGGTACAACCAGTTCGCCGGTCTCAACGTGGGCTAGCGCGTCGTCTCCAAAGCGGCCCATCTCCTCCATCCGCGCACGGATAGCTCCGAGATCAGCAATGCCTCCGACATCTCCGATACTCTTTTCGTATGCTTCAATCTCGGCGTTATAGGCTCTAGTCTCGTCGTCGTTCAGCGCAAAACTACCAAGACCGGAGGCGGCAGAGCTAATACTCATGTTTTTTCTCACGTTTCGCCGCTAATTGCTTGCGGCATTGTCACACATATTACTGCATCCTGACGCTCGTTTCCAGTCCAAGGATTACCGCAGTCCGGGCAGTTTCCTTCAGGGTACGAGGCTATTTCATCGGCGGTATCTACAATATTGCCGCACGTGACGCATTTCACGGTTTGTGTGGCCGTAGACGGTAGCCAACGACCGCCATCAGGCATGACTATAATGCTCATTATGTTACCACCGTAACAGACCCAAGGCCGCTTGCGGCGGACACGCCACTTGGGTGGGGGTTAAAAGACCGGCTAATTTTAACAAAGCCGTTCGACTCAAAGAGAGCGCCTACCTCTAATCCGCTATCGTTGTTAGGTAGGTTCGTCATCACGAAGGTCGTTGCGCGGCCCTCTCCCGGTTGCTGGGTCTGCTCTACAAAAAAACTAAAGGCTCGTATAGTGTCCGCAAAGTAAGTCTGGCGATACTCCGCGGGCGGGATCGAAAACTGCGGCGGAACAAGCGCTCTACCGGTCATCGTCTACCGTCCTGTCGTATGTCAACGCGGGGCGAACCAAGTCGCCACGTTACGCCTGTGTTAACGGATTCTATTCTAAGCCCTAAGCCGCGCCCTCGAATACGTACATGGTTTTGAGTTTCGTCTGCTGTGACGGTTGAGGTGTAACTTTGAGTAAAACCAGTTCCCGGAAAATCTTCCGCCTTCAAGGTAAACGTAACCTCCTTGGAGGCGGTGTCCGGCGTTGTAAGAAAACTAATGTCAGGCAAAAGCCTGCGAATAAAGCCGAATTTTTCACCTTCTGAAATGTCTATAGGGCTAGATTCAATGTGCGCGGAAAGGGCTGACCCGTCGTCATCGGCTCCTATTTCATGGTTGAACAAGTACTGTTCGTTTGAGCTAGCGGCTAACGGATGAGTCCTAAGCCCGCGATCCAACCAAGCAGAGCGGTCAAGGTTTCCAAAATACCAAACTTTCTCATCATAGTTAAAGATAACGTACTTGTCATTTTCATCTGAATCCGCAGAAGGGTAAAACCAAACTACTTCTCCAAACTCTGAGTTCACCCCCGCAAAAACTTTGTCGGACTGTGCTTCATTAAAATTGTCAAAAACAGTGTCTCTAACGGTACATGGGAGGTCTTGAACCTGACCGTCGTAAACATAGAACCTGTTTTGGCCCATCCAAAAAACGGAGTCGTTGACTGCGACGGCTGCCTTAGAACCCATTATTGTAGTTCCCGCCGAAAGCTGGTTAATACCGAAAGTAAACGGCGGACCAATAAACTGCATGGAATGCACCGACACATCCGTAAAAACCAATATCTCGCGACGAGTTTCAACTGCTTGAATTATTTCAGATCCGGAGCCTACGATTAAATCGCCCGCCGTGTTTGTAGCAGTGGGTTCCCACGTCGTAGCGCTTTCTTGGCTTGAGAACCGAATAAGAAGTTTATCTTGAGCCGTAGCTCCTATTGGGTTGCAACCAAACGCAATAACATGTCGATCCCTGTCTGATACTAAAATTTGACGAGCAACAACGGGAGCGTTTGAATCAAGGCTATTTAAATCAACTGCTCTTGAACTGGTTCCTAAAGTTCTGTCCCAGAAGTAAACACGAGTGTCTCGAACATTAAGCAGCAGGTCTTCGCCAAAGTTGTCTTGGCTCCAAAGACGTATATCAATCCCGCCCGCTGTTTCCGTCGCTGCCGACCCCCAAGTTCCACGGCCCCAAGTTCCCGCACCCCAACCTGTCCCCGGAACCACCGCGTTCGTTCCTACGTTTATCTGATACGCTGCGGTCACGGACGCGCCCCCGTTACTTGTATCCGATGCGTTTGCGACAACGTCTACGGTAATTGTAAAGGTATCCGTGGAGGGCGTTGTTTTTACTTCATACTCTTTGTTGAGAACGGTGGCGGTAATGTTTCCCCCTAGAGAAACCGCACCGCTAAAAGTAACAAAGTCCCCAACAAGAGCGCCATGCGAGTTATCAGTAACCGTAACTGTTGCGGAACCATTGGAAGCTGAAAACGTGGCGGACCCCGTAGTTGTCTTTCTTAAAGGCGTTATGTCTTTAAAAGACCCACCCTCTTCAATATAAAACTTCAAATGCGTTCCAACGCCCAAAAACCTAGTGCCGTCTACGGCTCTCCAAGAGTGAAGGGAACGAGCCGTTCCGATAAAAGTGTTTAAGGAAGCTTTTTCCCACCCGCCTATTTTTTCAGGGAAACCAAACCGGAACCTAATCTTGTCGCAGTCGTTCCAGCCGCCCTCGTTTGTGTAAGACGTGACCTCCGTATTTATACCGGGTTTAAACTGGAGTTTACTTAAAGGCATTTTTTGACTCTTCTTTTGGAAGGCTTACGGTAAGCCCCAGCATGGTGTCATTAGTACAAAACACTTTCCCGTCCGGGCTAAAAAACAAGGTAAAAGTTTTTTGTCCTGCAAACAGATAAAGAGCGTGGCCTACATTATTTACCCCTAAAAATACCACGGATTCACCCTGCTCTTGTGCAAGTGTTTTAACACTTTCCCACCCCGTAAGACATACAGGTTCGGCACTGACGCTAAACGGCCATAGACAAAAGCCTAGGACCGCCAAAAAATAATTTACCGCTTTAACCACCTTCTCCTAGAAGCTCCATGCCCTTGGCGGACCAAGCTCCTCTATATGTATATGTTTCGGGGTCTGCTGCGGAACGCCACCGACCGTATTGACCCGTCTCTTCAAAAATTGCGTCAAGCTCCGCGCCGGTTAAATCTGTTCTCTGCTTTCTTACATCGGAGTAAAGAACGGGAAGGGAGTACCTGTTTCCTGTTCCGGGGTCTACAAAAAGAGAACACACCGCGTCAGGGAGGGCTTCGTACTGTTCAAAGCGCCCCTTTAAAGTTGTTGCAACCGTGTCGTAGTTGAAAGCAGAGCCTTTCTGCATCGCAGAAAAGTTGCCCGTTCCCGCTAAATAAACGTCTACGCCGTCAACCTCTATTTCCGTCCGAAGCCTGTCATGGTTGTCGGTAGCGGTATTTTCTAAGGAAATACCCACAACAATACCGTCATACGATCCCGTATCTAATAGCTGCCGATACCCGCGGTAGCGAGGCGCAATTATTCCGACGTCCACCCTTACTTCAAACCCTTCTCGAATAGGCTGCATGTCCTCCGCATAAGAAACCGGCCATGAAGTTGTGCTGTACTCAAAATCTCGCACATTGCTTTTTAACCAAGAAACTATAGCGTCGGCAGCGGTTTTCTGAGAAAGCTCTTTTTCAGAAGCGTTTGAAAACTTGCTCTCCAGCCACGTTTCTGTGGAATATACGGCTGTAATGTTGTGGGTTGTATTAGAAAGCCAATTCCACAAAGCGTACGTACTGTTAATTCCACCTGAATAAGGAATGAGTATATTAGCCATAATCTACGCCGTCTGCCCTTGAACAGTTCCTTGGTTAGTCACCGTCACCGTCCGACTGTTCTTGCGAACAGCGAAACCCGCCGCGCCTCCAGCGCCACCCGACCCCGCGGGCGAAAGTATACCGCAGCCGTTGGGATCGGAGGGTACGGTGCCGGACGAACCCGACGCACCCGCTTGGCCGAACCCGCCTTGAGCCCCGGCTGATCCGTTACTGCCAAAACGAGCTTGGCCCATCATGGTACACTGAACGCCTTTACCGTCATCAATCCCACGTCGCCTAGAGCCTGCGGTGCCACCGCCGCCACCGCCGCCACCGCCCGAGCGAACCGTGCCCTGCGAACCTACCGCCACAGCATAGGTACCCGTTGCGGGGGTGCTTGTGTTAAAGTGAATAGCGTCTCCGCCCGCGGAGCCCGCTTGGCCCGTACCGCCCGTGGCCCCCGTATATCCGGTGACCGTCCCGTTTACCGTTACTGTAAGCGGAGAAGCTGCGTTAATCGCCCCGGTTTGAAGGGCCGGGTTTGTCATTGTGGCGGTAACTTCTACGCCAGAATTTACCGTAACAAAAATAGGCGTATCGTCAGAGCCCGCGCTATAGCCATTCTGGGCCGCCACGGTAGCGATGTTATAGTTTGAAGTGTTTCCCGATATCGTAAGGTTCAAGTCGAGCTTCTGGTGCCCGCCCTGAACTATCGGCATTAATTCTCCAGTTCCCATTACGCATTTCCTTTATTGCAGTGCTTTAACCGTTAATAGAGAGAAGGTGGAGGAACCGTCATTTACTCGTGTGATGTAGAAGAAAAACTCGTGGCCGTTAGTCGTAGTTATACTGTCACCGTCAACTAAAGTGTATCCGGAAGTTGTGATAGTTCCAGCGGAGGCGTTATTTTTGTACAGAAGGACCATAGTAGCGTTTTTTGCAGGCACCGCCAGCGTGTGAGCCCCACCATTTACGGCCTGCTGAAAGTTTCCGTCGTCCACATCAGGGGTGTACGTCCCGGAGCTTTTTGTCCCCGCATCGTGAATTGCGGCGCTAAAACCCGCTGTCAATTCGTCGGCGGTATCGGCCTTGAGTGTGTCGGCATCAAAAGCTTGAACATCACTCCCAATCGCCACGCCCATTGAAGTTCTAGCGGTCGAACCCGATTCCGCAACAAAGTTGGTGCCGTCACCTACAATAAAATTTCCGTCGGTTACGGCAAGACCCGCAACATCAGCTAGCTGAGCGTCAAAAGCCTGAACATCACTCCCAATCGCCAACCCGAGGTTCGTGCGGGCGGCAGACGCCGTAGAACCACCCGTTCCACCGTCGGCTATCGCAAGATCCGTAATCCCGGTTACTGTGCCGCCCGTTATAGCGACACTGTCAAACAGATCAGAGACGGCTGCGCCTGACCCCGCGCCGTCAGCATAAATAATCTTTGTCGCACCGTTTGGAACCGTCGCGTTCGACCCCGTGCCTTGACTGAATACCGCGCTTTGGCCGCTGCCGTTTCGAACAAAGTAAAGCTTGTCCTGATCGTTAGGGCTGATTGTAACGGTGTTTGTTCCTGTTGGGCTGCCGCCTAAAACTAGAACCTTAAACATACCGTCAGAAAGAGTACCGTCGCTAGTTGTTAGCGTATGACTCGTGCCGCTAAGGGTGACAGACCCTACGCCATTGAGCGTTCGGTCTATAATGTCCATGTTCAGGTTCGTGGTGTCGCCCCACGTACCGGACTGGTCACCCGTGGCCGGTTTCTCTATACCGGTATTTGCTGTATAAGTAGATACCATTCTTCTATCCTTTTACGCGGCTATTTCTTCCCACGTAGCTGTCTGATCCGGTGTTATAGCGCTATAAGAAGCTGTCTGATCCGGTGCTATTATACTCCAAACAGTTACAATTCCAACAGAACTTATTGCCTCCGCCCCTGTCGGGGAAATGATCGCTCCGCCGGTTGCAACCACCGTTCCGACGGCGGTGGTTGCGGACAGCCCTGTTTGGGGCACTTCAGCGTTACCTACGGCGGTAGCCGTTCCAACGGCGGTCGTTCCGGCAACCCCTGTAACGTCTACGGTCTTACCAAAGACAATAAGGGGACTACCTACGCCGCCTGTCCCGGCAACCCCTGAGACAGACACAGTAAAATCAAAGTTTATGGTGGGGCTGCCTACCGCGCCCGTGCCTGCGGAGCCGGTAGCCGCCACAACAAAATCAGTTGTGACAGTTTCATCACCGACCCCGGTGGTCGCGGAAAGTCCGCTTAGAAGTACGGTGTTTGCGTCGCCCCAAGGACCGGAACCCCACGTTCCGCGGCCCCAGCCCTGTAGAGCTTCCGTCGCCACCACGGTTTCATCGCCAACTGCGGTGGTGCCTGCGGACCCTGAAACGCCGAAAACAAACTGCGTTGCTAACGTGACGCTGCCCACACCGCCCGTTCCCGAAACACCGGAAACAGCCAGAACTTGGTCAGTTACAAAGCTTAATACGTCGTCGGTGGTGCCCCAAGGATCATCGCCCCACGCTTGACGACCCCAACCCGTATCGTGGCCCACAGAGGCAGTGGCCGAAACACCGGAAACTACTACGGGAGACGGCTGGCCCCACGGACCTTGCCCCCAGCCTGCCCGACCCCAGCCTGATAAACCAGACATGTCGGGTTTACCGCTAAGCTATACGAATGATGGCGTCAGTGGCGTTCGCCGTAGGAAACTGAATCGTAAAGTCTCCGGCAGAAGAGCTTTTATCGCCGCCAAAAGCCAGAATAAGAACGGAGGGGTCACCAGTGGCGGTTTCGTTAAAAATCATAGCCCCGTTTGCGGTGATGGTGGCAGAGCTAAAAGTAAGGTCTGCAAAGTCACCAATCGCGGTTGTACTGCTTGCCACCGGGGTAACTGAAGTCAAGGTGCCACCTTTCGCAGTGTAACCTGTTCCGCTGACCTCGTTTGAGGTTGTATACGCGGTGGTCGCCGCGCCTAAGGACGCCGAGCTAGTGTAAAGCGCCAGCTTAAAGGTGTTTCCGGTAGACGCCGTAAAATTATGCACACCTTTCAGGATCTCCACCTTGAAAGACGTACACATTGCTTGAGAGATTGCCATCTCAAAGTCTCCTTATTAATTCAGCCAGTTCAGGGTGGCCTGCATCGTTCAAAGCGTTAAAGACTGTCGTCCTATCGCTATTTATAGCTTCTCGCATGTAAAAACTCAATATTTTCTCTAGCTGTTCCTTAAAAGCAAAGGCTTGGTCTCTTATAACAGGAGGAGCATCCATAGAAACGCGCATAACCTTGTCCGCGCACCGCGAGGCTACTTCTTCCGGAGTATGGCCCCTAAACTGCGTTGTGTGGACCGCAACCTTGTAGTCCGGTGCAATCTCTAAACCCGCTTGAAGCATTATGTTCTTTCCTTGTTAGGCAAACCTTTTCGATACGCGTCATTGTTCTCTCTCGCTTCCGCAAGATCTTTAAGGCGCATTAAGGCTTCTTCAAACCGTTTTTCGTACATGGCAAGCACATCCTGCTCACCTTTCATATATATGTAGGCTTCAACCAAAGAGCCAAACAAAATAGCGTTGGGAGCATTAATGCTTAGGAACGTCGTTCCTGATTCCGCTCCGGCGGTCAGGCTAGCGGGCCTGTAATAGTAATGAAGCTCCACTGAGTACCCGGAGTCTGGTGTCGGCGCTATCAAAAAGTTTGAATCATCAAACAAGGCGTAAAACTCGGGCTCGCCGGTTAAAGAAGAGTTCGGCCAATACTCCTGCAAAAAATTCACGTCTTTTTGCAGGAGGAATTTTTTTGAGCTAGATACTTCAATAGACAACGAGAACGAGGCTAAAAAATCTGGCGGGGCCTGCAAAAACCTGTTTGACGTGGTCATAGAGGCGCTGACGTTCTTTCTAAAGTTTTCAAGATCAACAAGCTTAAAAATACGCTCTTCTGCGGCCCGAATAAAAACGGGCAGGTTTGTCACGAAGCTTGTTTCCGTGTTTTCTGAAAAGTCCTGTATTGCTGTTTTTAGTTGTGCGAACGTAAAACTCATGCCGTCACCACTGTCACTATACCGGTAGAAGACACCGCTTTAGTGTCCCGAAGACCTTGCGGAAAAGAAGCACCGCCAACAAAAACAGTTTGAGGCTCAACGCGGTCTGGGCGCGGGTTGAAGAGGGACTCTGCGTCAGAGACTTCTTTAAACGGCCCTAGTTGAGGGTGCTTCGGTTCAAACTCGTCCTTACCGACAAGCGCACCCGTCCACTCGCGGCGCATGTCCTGATACCGATACCGAAAACCGGACCGGTCCGATATTGCATAAGAATTTTTGCCCGTTGCGTGTTTAGCCATGCCTACCTACCGAAATAATTGTGGCTAGGCGATATTTGAAAGGATGAGCGGTCTCTGTCCTCCTGCATAGCTCTCTGCATTTCCTCTTCATAAACGGCCTTGAGTAGGTTCGTTTTTTCTGGAGAAAATTTAATCGACAGGTAGTACGACAAGCCCGCAGATACGCAGGGATAAAACCGAAAGGGCACCTCTAAAGTATTCGTCTGAGTGTCCGCGTCGTCTAACCGCGTCAAGCGGTCAAAAACTAGCTCGTACGTAGAGCTAGAATCCGGTGTGGGCCACAACCGAACTTTCGGGGTAATCAATCGGTCAACATAAAACTGAACAGGGCGACCGGTAGATCTTTTGCTGGTGAGGCCTAAGTAAGCGTCTCGACCAATCCGAGTAATTTGAAGATCGGATTGGTTGCTTTCTCCGCTGTTTTGTCGAATTGCGGCGGATAATATATCTATAGATGCCTGAACATCTTCTAGCGAAACAATAGATGAGACCGTGGCGGTAGCTCCCGTAGTGCCCCCTGTTATGGTCTCGGTTGCTGCGAATGTTCCGGAGGGGATTGTTATCGCGACAACTGTGGCGGAGTTTACATTCGTGATAAAAGCCGTGGCCGAGCTAGTGCCTCCGGTTATGGCTTCACCGTCTTGAAAACCCGTTGTGCTATTAACTGTCATGGTTAAGGTGCCGACCGGATAGTCAGCCACCCCGTTAGCGAGCGCCACCGTTTTCTGTTCTATTGTCCACCGATTAATGCCTCGGTTAGCCCACTCTGCAAAAAGCAGGTTAAGCGACCTCTTCGCCGTGCGAAGGTCGTAACCTGTCCGAGCCTCAAGCCCGCAGCGTTCGAACGCCTCTTCGATATGCTCGTTTACGTCGAGTTCGAAGTTTTTGCTAGAGGAAACTGTCACCTAACTACTTCCGCTTTTTGACCATTCCGCCGCCGCGCATACGCTTCGGACCTTTTTTGACCATTCCGCCGCCGCGCATCTTCTTAACCATTCCGCCGCCGCGCATCTTCTTAACCGGTTTTTTCTTACGAGGTTTCATTGCCATTGTTCAATCTCCTGTATAAGTCTTCTCTGTGGGCATATAGACCCGTGTTTTCAAAAGCTTCGAAGCTCCTGTCGTAATAACCCAAGGGTTTTAGGGCTTCTGACCTTTCATGCAAAGCCTTTAGACGTTGCACAAAAATGATAGCATATTTTTGGTCTACCAAAGGAGAAAAAGAACCGTCGTCTATTAAATCGTCCGGATCGTCGTCCGGATGAAACCCCATAACCCAAATATCTTGCTGTATTAGAATACCGTCCGAAATAGCTTCGTTAAGATCGTGCAAAAAGTCTTCAAACTCTTCAGGGTTTTTTCGATAAGACAAGTCAATGACCATGACCACGTCAAACCGGTCGTCAAAGCCCGCGATTGTCTGGTACAGAGAAAGGTTGTCGTCCTCCGTTTTAAACACAAACCCAATTTTGTCCTCGTCCCACGCTTTCTTGGCATACGGACAGGCTGGAAGGTTGTTAAAAAACGGAGAGGGGGACTCAAGCGTATGCCTAGACCACTCCCGAAGTTCTTGTTTTATCTGCTGTTCTAACATGTCAAGTGTATAGCGTTCTTTTCCGGCGATTAGACATTACCGCGCCGCAGCCTTTGTTAAGCTTACGGTACGGCGCTCCAACAACTACTCCACCCGCAGCCGCTCGTGCAACTTTTGCAGCTTTTGTATTAGAAACAACAGTTTTGCCGCGAGAACCGCCCTGCTTTTTCTTACGAGCCGTAGAGGCACGCTGAGACTTAGACAGAGAAGACGCTTTAGCTCTTGGTAAGCACCGGTCAGGGTTTTTCTTATCTTTAGACGTCCCGCACTTACCCGCGATTTTACCGCTGCTATCAATCCGAACCCAATCTTCATCTAACCACTCCTTTAATTTACCCATCTAACGGCCTTTCCGCTTCCCGCCCTTAGATTTTTTTGCGTAGTTGGGGTCTTTACAATACTTAGAAGCTGCGAGGTTTGCATAAGCCGACGGGTATGTATCAAACGTGCGCTTTGCCCATGCTTTTCCTTCAGGGCAAATCTTGCTCCCCTTGCTTTTAGAGGAGACAGAGCCGCCCTTTCTAAAATAGGTTAGCTTAGGCTTACTGGCCTTTGGGCCTGTTCGAACTTTTGTCATCTACCCTCACAATCTTACGTGATTCAATAAACTGCTCCCACAAGGGTTTTATCATGTGGTAATTTTGATCTACTTTTAAAGCCGTTCGTTCTGTTCGCTTGTCCACGTCAATCAACGTCAAAGACTGCCACGCAAAGAAGCCAAGAAGGGCGCTTACCACACCCGCCGCAATAACGCCAATAATGGTTTTTTCCATTAGTTTAGCACTTCCATCTTCTGCGAGCCTGACGAATACGCGAGTTTGGATCGTTTCGCGTTTTAGCCGAGCTTTTTTTTAACTGACCCGCCGACCTCGCACAGTAACTTTTACGTCGTTTAGCGGCGGCACTACCTTTTTTAACTTTACCAGTCACAGCGGTTTTTAGCTTAGAACCCGGATTAGCTTTTTGATAACGGCGAACGCCCGCCTTAGTCATTCCGGCTCCCGAAGCGGTTTTTCGGTAGTTTGCGGATTTGCCCTTAGTGGTACGTCGAATAGCTTTTTCTTTCTTTCGAGCCATCAGTGAAGCGTCCCGTTAAATTCTTCAAAATCTAAAGGACTTTCTAAAATAGACTCTAACGCGTGGATAAACACACCAGCCTGCTCCGGAGAGCTAAAGCCGCTAAATTTAACGAAAATATCCGGGGTAGGGGAATCTTCTATCGCAATGTAGTAAGTGCCGGAAAAGCCAAATTCTCCCAAGCGAAACCCGGCCATAACACCCTACCCTTCGTAAAACACCGTTAAAGAAGAAAGAGCGGTTTGCGTGTACGTTACAAAACCACCGTCTTTAAACAAGATGCCGTCGTCAGGTATATCCGGATACTGCGTAGTATTGGCGGAGGCCACCGTGTTAAACTGCATCCTTATGCCGCCTGTTCCGGAGCCTTCTCTAAAAGTAATCGTACCAGCCGATCCCGTGTTAACGGCATAGATACCCCGAAGGCGCATACGGCCTTGATACATTGGAGCAGCAACAGAGGTTCCGGAACCCGCGCTCACATCACCCGCAGGGTTGCCGACTGCGGCGATTTGAGTAACCGTCGCAAAAAACTTACTTCCCGTTGCCGTGTCCGAGTCTACGCCGGAAATAGTTTCTGTTTGAGCAGCGTTTTGCTCGTCTGTTCCGGTTACCGTAAACGAAATCCCGGAATCGTCTCCTGCGCTGAGAATGGTGACGTTTCTAGGTTCGTCAAAAGTAACGGAACCGCCGCCAGCCAAAGCGCCTCCAATGACTAAATTGGCGTTATTGCCAACGGCTGCCGCCGTCGAGATGCCATCCGGATCTGCGGTGGCGGCCTCTACGAGGACTGATTGAATATCAGACGCCATGAAAAGCTCCTTAAAAGTTTGGTGTTACATCAGAATAAGCCACAACCTTTTTTCTTAGGCCGTGGGCGAGTCTGAAGAAATACCAAAGAATTTTAGGGACAACTGACCGCCCGCTCCGGCGGTTCCGGATATTACAACTTCAACCTCGTCGGCTGTTTCGGTTGCGGCGGTGGTAGCACCACCGGACATCCCCAAAACACCATTACACGGGAAGAAGCCTTTAAACCCGGCAGCGTTGATGGCCTCAGAAATGCCGTCCACAAAGCCGTCGGTGTCCGCATCCGTACCCACGTCAACAAGATTGACGGCATTTGCAGCGGCGGTAACAACCGTAATAGCGACCCCCATAGGGATAAAATTAGAGGGAATGCCGATGGCGGATTCTTTATGCGTAGTACCCGTAGCCGCGATATCAATCGTTGCCGTGTACGTGGAAAGGGTCATCTCGTTAGTAAGACCCCCCGTCGCTGAATTTTTAATAATTGATTTAAAACCGTTTTCGGAACGGACGGGACCATTAAAAGTCGTGTTAGCCATGAGTGTCTCCTGTCGGGGCTAGTGTCAGTCGCCCATTGCGACTGTCAGGGATGCAAAATTATAGAATAAAAAAGGGCGGCTGTGAAGCCGCCCTTTTCGTTAGGTTAAAAACCTTATGCGCCCGGCGTACCGAAAACGCAGCGCCAGTCGGAAACACCGAAGGAGTAACGCTCACGCGCTTTAAAGCGCATGTTACCCGTATCGAAGTCGCCTTCCATGGCGGTTTTGAGCGGCGAACGGTTAAAGAATTTAAACCCGTTCGGAGCATCCGTTTTAATGAAAAAAGCATCCGTATCAGTGAGGAAGTGGTTAACCACCGCACCTTCCGGAAGCATTCCCATGGAACGAACTGCGTTGGTGTCGTTATCAGCGGTCCCGCTACGCAGGTTACTGTTAATGACACGTTCCGCAATGAACTGAAGCTCTTTTGGAATAATGAGCTTCGTTCCGCGAACCGCAATCTTGAGACCACGCTCATCAGTCAGGCCAGCAACATCGATCAGCATCTGCTCCAACGAAGTCTCGTTGAGGTCCGAAGCTGTTGAAAGCTGGTTACGCTGATTGCCCGAAATCGAAGGGTGCGCGGAAGAGCAAAGTGCTGCTCCGTCACCAACCGGGTTATCGGTTGAGAAGGCATTGTTAAGAATGCCCGCGGCCTTGATCTGCTTGGTCTGAGCCATCGAACGAGCCAGAGCCTTTGTGTAACGGCTTGCAAGCCGGTCATAAAGGTTGTCTTCGATAGCCTCTTCCGTAATCGAAAAGGCCAGCGCAATCGTTTCGTGCGTGTAACGAGCAGTATACGTTTCCTGCGCGTCATCGAACGAAATTGCACCACCCTCGTTTTTCACGGGAGCAGTCGAGAAGCCGCCGAGCATCACTTCTTCTTCGAAGGCACGGTCCGAGGACTCTTCTTCAAAGATTTCCGAATGCTCGTTCTCATAGCGGTCGTATTCCAAGCCGAAGAGAGCATTAAGGCCGGGCTCAAGCTCTTTCGCCAGTTGGGCTCTAGAAATAGCCATTTATCAGCCCTCCTTAAATGCCGGTGGAATCAGCAGTGGTTTGAGAATCAAACCTCCGTGACCCAGCGTTAAAGTGAGCGTTCAGGCGCACGATCAACGGAATACCTGCCGCCGCGAAATCACTGTTGGCTTCATCATCCATGATGCCAACAATACGAAGCGGAAGGGTAGCCGTCGTAGCAATCGAAGCAACGCTGAGCGCACCATTAGCCCGTCCGGTTGAAGTTGAACCGGTTCGAGCCGAGGTTCCAAGAGAGGCGTTCGCAAAAACCGCGGCCAAAGCCGTGGCACGGTCTGTGAGAGTCGCGTCACTTGCAACCTTAAACAACTGGTTTGGGTTGTCGGCAACGAGAGCCTTGACAGGTACAGTCGTGTCAACGCTAACAGAGCCGGAACCGGGCCAGTAGTTAAGGAAGGTAGTTTTCTTCGTCACCGAGTCTACGTACTCAACACCCATCAGAACGCCAAGCGCCTGAGTAGTACCACCACTGGTGGCACCAGCTTGGTCAATCACGCCAGCAGCGAGAGGGACACAAATGGAGCCATTAAAAATGGCATTGGTGTTATTTGACGCAATTTCATAGGTCGTAAGACCCGTAGAGTTTGCGCCGGAGCCGACTAGACCGATAGGGCGAAGACCGTAGGCAGTTTCCTGATTTGCCATTTTAGGTTTCTCCTAAAGGAGGTGGTCAATCTTTCTTTGAGCCACCAAAGGTTACACGAGATTGACGATCAGGTTGGTTGATCGTCATCGTTGAATGTGCATTCTCGCGCATCATATCGTGGTCAACCGCTTGCATCTGGTCTGAGTTCCTTTGACGGAAATAGGCAGTCCGTTCTGCAACGGTTTCTTCCGGTATACGAGCAAGAAGCAATCCTCCAACGCCAAAAACGCCTTCGTATTTACCCGTGTCAATAGTCGGTGCTTCAAAATCGGGATAATCGTCCTGTCGAACAAGTTCCCAACCTTCGCGAAGTTTCGCGCTGATGTTCTTGCGGTCGTCAAAACCACGAGTTTCAGCCCTAATCCAACGATGCTTGAAGCCATCCGGTGCGGGTGGCGCGTCTAACATTGAGGGTGGAGCCCACGGCTTACGCCTAGCCTGAGAACTCCGGTCTTTGTTTGCGCGGGAAGTGCGGTTAACCGAAGTACCTTTTTCAATCTGTTCTTCGCTCATGTCCTTACTCCTTCACGTATTTCGCGTATTCTTCTAGCGGCACACCCAATTTTTTAGCCATTGTGACTTGGGTAGGGGTGAGAGTTACCCTTCTCTTGCTGCGCCCAGACGCGGATCTGTTAACAGAAGCAACCGTCTGAGCGGGTCGTTTACTTCTGGCTCCGTTATTAAACTTATGGGGAAAAGCTTCCGCCATGCGTTTGTCAAGCTCACTATAGTAATCATCGCCCGCGGGGTCAAACCCTTCATCTTCGATGAGTTGCTTGTGTATTCCGAAAGCGGCGTACGTCATTGTCTCGTCAGAGCCAAACCATTCGCGGTCCGCGGCCCACGCTTCTGCTTTAGGGTCAGGCCGACGCTGGGCCTGCTGCGGTTGGGCTTGCTGACGTTGAGCTTGCTGAGCCTCCATCGCGGCTCTTTGGGATTCTGCGTTGCGTTGCGCCTGTGCCGCCCGGTCCGCTTGAATTGCCAGCCCTGTTATTTTGCGCTGAGACTCTACGATCTGGGCGCTGTCTCCAATCTCAATAGCGTTCTTCAGGTCGTTTTCTGCGGACTGAAGCTCACTTTGAACGCGACCACTGAACTCGTTTACATAACCGCTGTCTAAAGCATCTACGCGCTGTTTCAGTGTCTGTGCTTCCGTCTGAACTTGCGTTGCGTAGCGGATCGCTTCCTCACGATCACGCTCCGCTTGACGCATTTTCTTCGTAAGCTGGTTAATCCTTTTTTGGGTAGAGTTCTCGGCCTTGTCGAACTGGTCCGCAGACTCTTCGACCTCTGCCTCCGAGGCACCGACCGACACTCCGGAGTCGGCGGTCTCTTCGACCTCTACCGTAAATTCTTCGTTTTCAGTCTCTTCGACCATATCAAGTTGCTCATCTGCCATAACGGCCTCCTACATATGTAAAACGTCTTCGGGATCAGAAATCGTGGCTAAGACCTCGTCATCATTTAAGATGCGAACCTCTCCACCGTCGATCTTGAACCGAGAACCAGCGTACCGGGCGAACATCACCCAATCTTTTTCCTCGCACCACGGACCGTCGAACTTATCCGGATCTTGGTAGGCCAAGGGCCCTACCTTTAGAACATATCCAACTTGAGTGGCTATCTGGTTCTCTTCTACAACCTGATCCGGAAGTAAAATCCCACCCTCTGTTTTCCCCTTCCCCCTGTAAGGAAGAACAATAAGACGCCACCCTGTTGGGGCTGGAATGCGGTCTAAGAGAGACTGAGAGATAAGTTCGGGATCTAGTACACGGTCTTCTGGTTTTACATATGCCGCGGCTATCTTCGCGGCCTCCTCGCCAACCGATTTAAGGTCAGCGACTGCTGGGCTAGTCATCATTTCGCTCCTGTTTTTCTAGCAGGCTCTTGAGTTCCTGTTCAATAAACTCAAGGGCACTTAATTCGCCCATGAGTTCGCGGTAATGCTCCATGTTTTTCACGCTGTTAAACTGCAACGCGTCCAAGACAACAGAGCGTCTTTCTTTTATCAAACGAAAGGTTGCCTCCGCAAGATAAATCTCATTCATTCTTATAATTATCCGTTTTTAGAGGAGACGCGAGCGTGAGCCTTGCTCATCGCCCTGTTACCGAACCAAAAAGCTATAATCGCGCTAAATATGGCCTGAGTCTCTTCGTCCCAGATTGCCAACATTCCGGCGCTCAAGTCCATGCCTTCCGTGGTTACCATCGTGTACAGCGTGACGCCCTTGATCGTCGCGAAAAGCGTAAAGAAGGCGTAAGTAAGGACAGGGCGCACAGACCCCCGAAGAGCGTTGACAAACCCTCCCGCATCAATAGCTCTATCATGCGCGTAAAGTCCTTTCGTCTCTTCTATTTCTGCTTGAGCGTCTAGCTCTTTGACCTTGAGTTCCGAAAGCTGAGACGCGTACGTAGCTTTCGCTTCCAGCATCGCTAGCTCTTGCTTGTTTGCCTGCTGTTGCTTGAAGTAGCCTAAGACCTCTGGAACGATAGACGTTCCAAAACCTAGCAGTGTTCCAAGTAAGCTTATCATTCTTGTCTCCAAAAGATGCGAGGTTATACGACATATTAACCAGTAAAGCTAGTCTTCTAGAGGAGGAACAAAATGGATCTCTCCAGCCTCTTGATCGACGTAGGCCGTTCGAACACTCATGTCTTTTTGTAACTGGCTTTTTTTTCGGTGTATCCGGGCAGGCTTTTTTCGGCCCGGGTTTACTCTTTTTGCTTCTTTTTTTGCGTCAAAAAGAAACGCCTTTCCCATGTCGTCTAGGGCAACAACATCTACCGGGGAATGCGGCGAGACAGGTGTGAAGACGTGAAAACCTTTCTCTACAAGAAACTGCATGAGGTATAGCTCACAAGACGTTCCGTCTATGTGGCTATTTCGCCATCCTTTCTTCAAAGGAGGCTTCAAGGGTTATTTCTTTTTAGACATGAACGCTGCTGCGCCAAAATATGCGCTAACAACCCCCGCCATCCCTATGTAGAAAAGGCTAAAAAGGTCCGCCAAGGCTTTTATCCTTGAGTCTGGAAAGACGGGGAGAAAAACAAGGGCGGTAAAAACAAGCATGGAGATAAGGGCGATCCACGCCATCTGTCGTTGCGAGTCCTGCTTATCTATTTTGCTTGCAGCGGTTGCCGACGCAACCTCCTGCTCCGACAAGACTCCATCGCCGTCCGTGTCGATCTTGCGCTTGGCGGGGGCCATTAGCAGGACAGGTAGCTGCCGCCACGTTTAGCGGCACCCATGCCGCGGGCCGTGGCTTTTTTCATGGAAGTCGGGACTTTAACGTCCTGACTTTTACCGTACGGAATACGACCCTGACCTTTAATGTCGGCGTACTCTACGGCTTTCGGGGCCGCCCCCGGCTTGTTCGTTACAATCTTTACGGCAGCCATTACTATCTCCTGTTATTACGTTGTTTAACAATTTCACGTTCCATAGCGGAATTTATACGAGCCGCAGTCTGCGACTCTTGGCTCTGAAGCCTTTGGTTAAACTGCTGGTTCCGCATCTCCATACCCGCCTGATCTAGGTCCAACTTGGCTTTGTCGATAGCCGCGTCGTTCTCTTCAGACTGCGCCCGTATTTTAAGCTCCTGTTCTTTAAGCTGAACAAGCGGATCAGGGCCCTGACCCTCGTTAGAGACTTGCTGGCTAAGCTGCTTGAGCGCCTGCATACCCTGCGCGATGATCTGAGCAGTTAGCGCCTCGACCTGTAGCATCTGCTCCTCCGACAAAGGCTGCCCCTGCTGGGCATTAACCTGTTGCAGGTATTGCACCATGGCCTGCTCAGATGCTTCAATCTTCACATGTTCCATGATGTGCTTTTGAAGAGTGACCGCAATAGTAGGGGCGGACGCGATCATGGGCGTCGAACCAAATACCATGTGCGCCATGATGTGCGCTTGGTGGTCCTGACCCTCAAAAGCTTTCAGCGGCATCATGTCCAACGAGTTAATGTTTTCCTGCGCCGGGTCTATCGGCTTCTGCTCGTCTTCGGGAATACGTCGGAGAATCTTGTCCGTGTCCTTGACGCCCAAAGCGTCGTACATGTCCCGAAGAACCTCGTACATGTTGTGCATCTCGGGAGCGGCTTGAGCAAGCTGAAGCTTAGTCTGAGCCAGCGCGATACGCTGCGCCTGACTAAACACGTTCGGGTCTGAGACCGGAAGAACGTCTACGCGCTCGTCAAAGTCCGCAGCCATAATGTTTACGTCTTCGCCCTCCACAGCATAGGGATAGCGCTGCGGTAAGTAATCCGACATGACACGAGCCAGTATCCTGAACTCCTGCCGCATGGCGTAGTGCAGCCTCTTATGGACTGCCGACATAACGCGAGAGCCTTGCTCCAGAAGCGCGATTGTCGTTCCAACGGCAGCCTGCTGGTTGCCGTCGCCAACCTTCATGTCTGTGGTGGTGGCGAACCGACGGCCCGCGTCAACGACAAACCCAAGAAGCTGGAACAAAGTTGTGTCCGGACCCTTAAAGGGTAGCGGCATAAGGCTGTCAGAAAGTCGGCCACCGGGCGCATCAACGTCACGAAACTCACCGGGCTGTAGTGGTTCGTCATCGTCCCTGATCCTCATACCGCGGGCCTTGAACCCAGCAGGGAGATTAGAGAGAGTGCCCGCATCGATAAGCTGGCGGAGCGCCGCGGTGGCCGTTCTTGACAGGCCACCTATGGTATGGATTAAACCAAGACCGTAGAAGCCAAATCCGGGAAGAAACTTGTAGTGAACGAAGTATTGTATCTTTTGACGGAGTTCGTCGTCCTCACGGTAATTGCGTCGGATGGAGAGAATCTGACCGTTGTCTATGGAAATCGTGACGACATAGGGAACTTTAATTCCCGTGGCATCTCCATCTTCGTCAAGATCCTCATAGCCTTCTAAATCAAGGTCAACGTGGCACTCTAACAAAGTGCAGTCGTAATCGTTGTTCGAGGGAGAAACCCCGTCAATGCGGTCTATCTCATTCTGTACGCTGTTGTCTTCGGATTGTCCCGGTATCACGGGTATGTCTCGGTAGAACCCCGCGACCTGTAATTTACGAAGGTCGTTGAGCGAAGTCTTCACAACCTGACTTATGTTCGGGCAGGTTTGCAGGTCTGAAGTGTCGTACGGAACAACAAGGTTTTCCGCAGGCACAAAACGACTTACCGCACGGCCCTGCATCTCGTCATAGTACACCTTCTTAAAGGTGGAGCCCGCCAGCGGCAGGTAGAACAGCATCTGATCCAGTTCCGGCGTGTACTCTTCCATCACGTTCGTGATGTAGTAATTCATAAACTGTTCGACTCGATGCGCCTGACGGGTCGTCTCCCCCGTCTCTCTGCCTATAACCGCGGACCGGACCGGACCGCGAGCCGGGAGAAGCTCGTTAAAAGCCTGCGCCTGAAACTGTGTAGCCGCCTCCGCCAAAAGCGGGTGCGTAACCCCGGTCGCGCCGCGAAACGGTTGCGTTCTTTCTTCGTATGAAAATCCCAGAAGCTCCAAACCGTCAGCATAAGCATCTTCCCACTCCTGCCTGCTCGCTCGATTCCCCTCGTACTCGTCCAGTAACGACCCCGACAACGAACCTAGCTCCGAGTCGGACATGCCCTCAGCAAGGTTGCCGTAGAAATCGCCCACGTCCATCTCATCGTCTTGCGGGTCAAAATCTACAACAGTGTTTTCGCCCTCTTCGTAGATTTCAATGTCTTCGGGTATCTCTTCCGAAACCATTTCCATTACGTCGTTGTCCATCGAACCCGGAAGCTCGACTTCAATCTCAGCGGCGAGATCTTCTTCGTCTAATTGCGACGGGACACTGCTGTCCATAAGACCGGCCACGGGCCGCGGTTCTCTTGCCATGGATCACGTACCTTCTATAATTTCTTAATATTAGACGTGTTTTAGTAAAATAACACCCTTTTTCACGGCCCTACTTTTTCAGGAGCGGGTTGTCAAGCGCCCTTTGCAGTGTTTTCTGCATTCGGGACTCCAGCACATCCAGCTTCGTGTCGATAGAACTTATCTTACTGTCAAACCTTTCCTGCGCCGAAGATATTATATCACGAATTGTCTTTTCCGACTGACGAAGAGCTTTTCGGGTTTCTTGATCCAAAGATCTGGATCGCTTGTCTACATCGGACATGCTCGTGTGCAGGTCAGAAGCCTCGGACCGCGTGTCAACCTTAATATCTCTCACGATCTCGTGCATCTCGTTCACACGCTCCTTTAATCCGCCCATTTCGTCCCGGAAAAGCGTAATCTCGTCATTGATCTTTGTCTCAATGACCAGCAGTCGCCTGTCAAAACCCGTCATGTCCGGAGATTTGTACTTTTGTATCTGAGACTTCATGTTCTCGTAGTCTTTGTAGACTTCAAAAGCACCGTACAGTCCGCCGATTAGCGTCGAAAAGCCAAGAGCCGCAGCTACCATGCGTCCGCCGCGGAACTTCAGCCCTGCAAATTCTATTTCTGCCATTACTTACTCCATTGAAGCTGAACAAAAGCCTCGTGGGCTCCGTTTGCATTGCCAAAAACAACATAGTCTTGGACCGGGTTGGACATCGGGGGCCCGTCCGGAACCGCCGCACCTGTAAAAAACCCTTGAACGTCCGGAATCTCTGTTCCGGTCACAAGCTTCGGTGAAATCATCCCCATCGCGACGATGGTCGTTGTCTGCGACGCGGCAGAATACCTCTGAGACGGAGCTATCTTGGCTACCGTCTTCTCGGCGGCCTCTTTGCGCTTCTCTTGCTGCCTCTCCGGCGCGGGCTGTTCCTGTTCCTGCGGCTCTGGTTCGGCTTCCGGCTCGGGCTGGGCCTCGGGCTCCTGCTCCTGCGGCTCGGGCTCGACTGCTTCGGGTTGTTCTTGCGGCTGTTCTTCCTGTTCTTCCGGCTCTGGCTCCTGCGGTTCTGGCTCGGCTTCCGGCTCTGGCTCCATCTCAGCCTCTATCCGCGCCTCTGCCATCTGTTCCTCCTGCCGTTCCGGCTCTGGTGCAGAATCGACCGGCGCAATTTCGACGGGTTCGATGGCTTCCACCACAGGCTCGGCGGCAGGAGGTCCGAGGTCCGCGACAACCGGGGCGGGTGCCGCGTTTACTTCGACCTGCGGAATGCTGCCTACGATTTCCGGCGGAGGTTCCGCGGCCAACGTATCGTTGAACGCTATCTGATCCAGTATCTGCTGCTCGACCACCGCCTGAAACAGGAGGCTCACGCTCGGATCAGAAAACTTGGGACCGAACGCGCCGCTGTGAAAGCCAGCGTCGATTCCAAAAAGTTCCAACTGACCGGTCAGTGACGTGTAGTCATTCTCCAGTATCTGGTCAGAAAACGTAAACTCCCGCGTTCCGCTAAAGTCCAGTTCGACCTGATGCTCAAACTTCTCAACAACGCTTGCCGCCTCCAGAAAAACCAGCGTGGCACGAAAGATGTCGCGGCAGTCGCTGCCCTGAGTAAGGCTGGTGCAAGTAGACAGTACCGCGTTTGACGGGTGAGATGTCACGTCAATCGACGTGTTCGCCGTAAACCCCGCCTGTATCTCTGCTTCGGTCAGCGGCACATCAAAGTTACTCGTATACGTAGTCCCACCGTTCGACGCATTGCCGGTGCAAAACTCGCCAGCGCTACACCCCCGTTGACTAGAGGTAGCCGTCCCGCCCGTCACCGTAAACTCGGACATCGCCGGAGCCAAGTTGTCCGTCGTTTCCTGACAAAAAGCTGGAGAAGACAACGCACCAAGGGCAAGAAGGGTTGCAAGCCAGCGCATCAGTCCGCGTATTCTATAAAGTCGTCGTTCTCTTCGACAACGGGTGCGGTCTTCTTAACCGACAGGGCCGCAGCCTGCTTTGCCGCGACACGGATCAGGGAGCCCTCCGGGGACTGGTCAGGGTTCGCGAGCCACGATTCCTTGGCCGCGTCGCCGATCTTGCCCATATACGGACACGGAGTCCCGGCCATCCACAAACCGTCAAACACCCGCACCTCCTGACACAAAATAGAGATGCCCGCCACCTTCAGCCCCATGCCAAAAACGCTACGCGCAAGCTTGATGCGCTCGCAGTTCAGGTCGCGGACCGTGGTGCCTCCTGAAAGCCCCAAAAAACCCGTCTGAACGGCAGCGCTCTGTCCCGTCTGGCACACGTCCGAATTGTTCACAACAATAGAAGGGCTCGACGCAGTCGGCGGCGTCTTGTCAATAACGGTGGAGCTACTGACCGTGGCACTCGTTACAGTGTCCGCGGCCCACGAAGCAGGAGAAAAAACAACCAGCAGCGCAGTCAGAATAAGTCCGCGCCTAAACATTTAACCCTGCGACATTACGGACTGCATAAATACGCCAAGTCCGTTTGACGGAGAGGAAATCTCGTTCGCAGGTCCGCGGGCCATGATCCGGTTTACCTGCTCTACGACCTTCGGGTCAGCACTCTGCATCAGCGACGCAAAGTCGCCGGGTACGCCCGCCTGCTTCAAGAGCCGTGATCCGAGGGCCGCGGACCGCGGGTCTACGTACGGGACGACTTTGCTGATTGTTACGCTTTTCTCTATGCCCATAGGCTGTTCAACCTCTCCGCCGTCTTCAAAAGGAATGGTGTAGCTTACGCGTCCGCCGTACTCGTCAGGCATATCAGAGCCTTCAGGCATGTCACGGTAATACCCCTCGAACCGAGGGCCGTCTTTCATCTGGTAGTAGCCGCTGTACTCCGGCGACTGAATGCCGCGAGCGGAATAAGTTTCACGGTCCGGGGCTCCATAGCGCTGAAGCTCTTCCGGGAAATCAACGCTGCCGCGGTAATAGCTGCCTGAAGCCGCGCCACCAAAAGTATCGCCTCCGGGAGACGTTACATCGACGCCAATCTTCCCGTAGTAGTTTTGATTGCTGATGTCCAAAAGAACGTCGCCTTCAGGCAAATCGACGGATGGGGTGCGACCCGTTTGTCGGCCTTCCACAAAAACGCGCGGGCGGACGCCGTACCCGGCAATTCCAAAGCTGTATCCCTCCGGGGCCCCTGCGCCTAAATCAACTTTCGAATCCGCCATGCCGTCCTGTCTCAGTAATACGCGTGGACACGTTGACTGGTTTCAGTGTCTTCCCAGTCGTCCGACGGCAACTGAATAAAGTTGCCCTGACGGTAACGCATCAACGCCTGTGTCATGCTATCTACCAAGTCATCATATTCCCCGTTAGGAAAAGCTGCAACTTCTTCTATCATCTCGTCCGCGAACACCTCGTCGGGGGCCCAGACCATTCCAGCCTCGAAAAGCGGCGACACAGAATGCACCCGCGTGACTTTGTCCGCCCCCTTCGACGGCGTGTAGTTCACAACAGGAATGCCAATCTGTCGTAATTCCTGCGTCAACGGCATACCGCTCGCCTTCGCCTCGACAATTACCGTATCCGGCTCCCAGTAGCCGTACTGGTCGTACGCCTGCTCCTTCAGTTCAGGAAAATCCCACCGGCCCTTCTTACTGTCCAGCAGGATAAGGTTCGGGGGGCCCCCTTCCTGCGGATAAAACACACCCCACGTCGTTATCGCGCTAAAGTCCGCAGTCTCCCGCTTACTGAACGCCGTGTCATAACTCTGGATGACGTACTGCAACTGCGGGACAACTTCTTTCTCCCACTTCTTCCACCACTCACGCGGGATAATCGCGTTCTCTTCGCCCGTCGGGTTCTGCTGATACTGAGCGTTCCACTTGGACGGTGGAATAGAAGCCTTGACCGCGGTCAGATCCTCAAGAGACCAGTATTGAGGCCAGCACGGCTCGTCATTATCAAATATCGCAGGTAGCTCCACAACTTCCCACTGATCTGCTAGCGGATCTTTAGCCATAGAACGAAGTAACTGACCCGTCATATCCTTCTCAGACCACCGGGTCTGAACCAAAACTATCGACCCACCCGGCTGGAGCCTCTGTCGGGGGCCCCCGGTGTACCATTCCCACGCATCGTCAAAACCACTGTTCGACATCGCCGTCTGTTCCGAGTGCGGGTCATCAATGACCACCAAATCACCACCGCGACCCGCCAAGTTCGAGCCAACGCCCACGGCGTAGTACATACCGCCCTTGTTCGTGTCCCAGCGACCCGACGCTTTACTGTCAACAGCAAGCGCAACCTCGGGAAACACCTCCTTGTATTCGTCCGTCTCAATGAGGTTCTTGACCTTTCGACCGAAGTTCACCGCAAGCTCGGTCGTATGCGTCGCTTGAATGATCTTCATCCGCGGATCACGGCCCATCATCCACGCAGGGAACAAATAACTCGCGAACTCCGACTTCGTATGACGAGGGGCCATGTTAATTATTAAGCGCTTTAACTCGCCCGTCGCCACACGTTCAAACTTATCTGCAATAATCTTGTGATGCCGACCCGCAATGAAGTCGGGCCACATCGCACGGACAAAAGTTAAAAAATCGTTTTGGCATTTTTCGTTTTTCTCAAGCTGCGCTAACCGCAGTTCAAGTTTCAGTCGTTTTGATTCTGCTTCGGGCGTCATTGCGTTAGACATCCTATAGGGGCCCCTAGAAATGTTTCACGTGAAACATATGGGACGGTTCTTATCTTATCAAGTCATATCAAAATATCACGTATTCTATGTCAAAAACATGGTCTTACACCCGTGTCCCCCGGTCGCGCCGGTCGCGGGCGGCGGCGGGCCGGGCCGGGTGCCGTGATCCATGGAAATTGACCCGATATCCCGGGGCCCCGGGGCGCTTTTTGCGGCGCTCTATCTCGCACCTGCGAACGGCCCGGACCCCGCGGAAATATGGGATTTATCGGTTCCCAGGATACCGCGCCGCACAACGGCCCGCGTTCGGCGGTGCAATATGCGTGAAATCCCGTCCGGGCTGGGCGGCGCGGCGGGCGTCACCAGTGAGCGGCGGATTCGGGGCGGGGTCCGGGGTCCGGGGCGGACAGATCGCGGCCCGCGGGCCGCGGTAGACGGTGCGCGGTACGTTTCAGGCAGGGCGCGGGCGGCGGGCCGGGGCAAGGTTAACGCACAAAAAAAACCCCGGGGCGGAACCCCGGGGCGTCGTGTGCGGATCGGATCTGATCAGCTATGCGTGTACCCGTCGGACTCGATACCCAGCCATATCCCGCACCACTGAACCATGATGCAATCGTCACACGGCAGGCGCTGGGCGGTGCGCCGCCATGCCAGATAGGACGGCTTAGGGTATTTGTACCAATCCCGATGGTAGACGCTGAGCAGGGCGACGCGCTGGGCTCTCGTGAGCGGGCGCACTAGCAATCTCTCCCGAGCTCTGCCGCGACCCAAGCGATGACAAGCGCGCCGCCGCCCGACAACGCCAGTATCACCCATTCGCCGAACATCAAATCAGGTCCACCGTAACGACCAGATCGTCACGGATCACTGACCGGGCGCTTTCGGCGGCGGCATCGGCAACGCGGTCTTCGATCTCCGCCCAGATCGCGTTGCCGTCGATTTCCCCGGCGGCTTCCGATGCGGCTTCCTCGGCGGTGTCGCGGACGCGGTACTCGATTTCGGCCCATATCGCGTCGCCGTCGATTTCTGAGTCGGAGAACGCGACACTCTCGGCGACGCGCAGGGCGACACGCTCGGCGATGCCCGATATTAGCGCGACCAGTTCGGTGCCCGGGCTATTCGCGAGGTCGGCAAGTGCCCTGCGGGCAGAATCCCGCTCGTCGGTGATCTGGGCAAGGTGCGCCTCAATTTCCGCGACGGTGCCGGTGCCGAATCCGGCGATGGTAAACTCTGCCCGGCCCGCCTTGTCGGATTCCAGTTCGGTTGTCACGGTCCGGAGCAGGTCGGTGGTGCTGGTGTCATGTTCGTCTTGCATAGTATTCTCCATTTGGTCGGGCGGAATTGCCCGGAAGTGTTCTCGCATATCGTCGCATATATCGCAACAACAAAAAGGGGCGGCCCGAAAGCCGCCCCGTTGTCGCTTATGTCGCCGCGCTTTACGCGGTCATCAATTCCAGCGCGGCTTTATGTGCGCGGGATTTCAGCGCGCCGCCCGTGCCATCGCCGAACAGATTAGACGCGACGTTGTGCGCGGTGCCGCGATTTTTCACGGGCCGCTGGTCTGCCAGCCATGTCACGGTGTTGAGTGCGCCCCAAACGGTGCCGCGCGTTGTCGCCAGATCGTGCCCGGGGTTGATACCATCGGCGGGCGGGGCCGTGATATCTTCCGGCAGTCCGGCGGCGACGTTGCGGGCGATAGCATCAAGGCGGGCCGAGACATACCGCGCCGCCTCGCTTTCATCCTCTTTGCCTATCGCCACAAAGTCTTGGCCGGTGTAGTAGGCGAAGGCCTTTCGGACCCCTTCGGAATGGATCACGCGCCCACCGTCCGTGGTTTTTTCCGTGCCGCGCATAACCGCCCGGAAATATTCCAGCGCCTCGCCATCGGTCAAAGCGCGGGCGGCCATGGCTTTAGCCGAACTAACAAAAGACCCGAAGGATTCCGCGTTTAAACCCAGCGCGGTTTCGACGGCTTCGGGGTCCAGTGCTACGCGGTGGTCGTGCCGGAATATGTCGGCCTCTTTCTCGGAAAGCGCCTTAGCTAGGGTGTTCCGGCAAACGACGCGCTCCATCACGCGGGCGAATGTGTTAGCGTCGCGGCCAGTGTGCCGGACAACAAAAAGCGGGCGCGAGGCTATCGCATCGCCGGGGCCTACTTCCTCCATATGGCCGGTTTCTAGTTGAACCCAAGAGGATTCGCCGCCGAACAACGCTCCCGCCGTTATAATGTCGTGCCCATGTTTGGCGCGGATATCATCGGCGACTTCAAGGATGGCGCGATTCTGTACCGGTTGCCATTGCCCGGCGATGTAAGGGCCGGTCACGTGGTTGTTGTCGGTCCGCTCTATATAAAACGAATCCGGAATTGCGGTGCCGTCGGTGCGGTGGTTCGGTCGGCACTCGACGGTGTAGTTTAAACCGGCGGCGTCGGCCCATGTGTCGATTGATGCGCCCGCCTCTACTATCTGCGGGGAGGTCTCGGCGGCGTGCCATGGGGCGGCGTCGCCCGCCCGATATGCCATTGCGATTGTGCCGTCTGCTTGTGTTGCTAATTCGTGGGACATTGGTCTAGTTCTCCATGATAAAAAAA